GAGCAGTTTTTTCGGTTAAGGGGGTGACGAGAAAAACAAGTCCTTTTATGATAGGAATAGATGAGGAATGACTTTAGAAGCATTTCTTTATATTTTTTTGCTCGTGTGGCGGAATTGGCATACGCAACGGACTTAAAATCCGTCGAATTTTATTCATGTGGGTTCAAGTCCCACCACGAGTACCATTTATATTTTTTAGTTATGGAGATTTTATGAAAGAATCAGCATTTCAAAGCCAATTAATATCCGAACTAAAGAAACGATTCGAGGGGTGTATTGTTTTAAAAAACGACGCCTCTTATATTCAGGGCATTCCGGATTTATTAGTTTTGTACAATGATATTTGGTTCGCTCTAGAATGTAAGAAAAATGAGCTATCTCACAAACAACCTAATCAAGAATATTATGTTAAAAAGATGAACGATATGAGTTATGCTGCATTTATAAACCCTAACAATAAAGAGGAGATACTAAATGATTTGGAACAAGCATTTAAATCTTGAATCAAGCCACTGTTTGTTTTCACCGTCAAAATATTCGTGGTTAAATTATTCGGATGATAAAGCCCTAGAAGTTTATAACAATTTAAAAAAAGTTGAACTTGGAACGCGATTACATGCATGGGCTAAGGAAACTATTGAATTAAAACTTCGTCAGGCCAATAGGAAGAACAACATCATATATAAGTACATAAACGATGCAATCGACTATAGGATGGACCCGGAAGTACTATTATATTTTAGTCCGTATTTTTATGGAACAGCTGACGCAATTAGTTTCTATAAAAATGTCCTTCGTATTCACGATTTGAAAACTGGTGATACTCCTGCCAAAATAGACCAGCTTAGAATATATGCTGCTTTATTTTGTTTAGAGTACGGACAAGACCCGTTTTTAATAAAAATGGAACTTAGAATATATCAGGCAGACAACGTAATTATTGATATTCCTAATCCTGCCGAGATTAAGGCCATTATGGATAAGATAATTCACTTGAATGATATCTTACGTAAAAATGATGAGGAGTTTATGTAATTATGAACATATCATACGATTTCAATGATATTTATGAAAATGAAAGTCACATAGAACACTATGGTATGCCTCGTCGTTCAGGGCGTTATCCATGGGGGTCTGGTGACAATCCTTTTCAACATGAAGGTTGGTATAAACATCCCGGAGACTTTCTAGACTTTATTAAACAGGCTAGAAAAGAAAAATATACATACACAGACGAAGACGGAGAGCTGTATACGGGCGATAATGCTATAGCAAAGGTTCTTGGTATTAAATCTACTGAATTAAGGAGCCAGATAGGTATAGCCAAGGACGAGAAACGTCTGTACGATGTCTATAGAGTTGAGTCTTTAAGAAAAGATGGTCTTAACGATTCTGAAATTTCAAGAAAGACTGGAATACCGTTATCGACAGTTAAATCTTTGTTCGACGCTGATTCTAAACGAAGGATGCTGCAGGCTAAAAATGCAGCTGAATTCATAAAGAATCGAATCGATGAAGTTGGTATGGTTGACGTCGGTACCGACGTGTGTCGAGAGCTTGGAATAAGTCAGGAAAAAATGAATCAAGCTTTGACTATACTTAAATCAAAAGGTTATGAAATCTATGGTGGACGAGTAGAACAACCTACTAATAGAAAAAAATTTACTACGATGAAAGTTGCATGTCCGCCGGGCACGGAACATCGAGAAATATTTAATGACTGGGGAAATGTTAAGTCGTTAATGGAATATACATCAGACGACGGTGGACAAACATTTAGAAAAACCCAATATCCTGCTTCTCTTGATAGAAAGCGAGTTATGATTCGATATGCTGACGATGTTGGGCCTGATGGATTTAAAGGTATTCAAAAAGATGGTGTAATCGAAATAAGAAGAGGCGTTAAAGATTTATCTCTCGGAAACTCTATGTATTCACAGGTTCGTATTCTTGTAGGTAAAGACAAATACCTTAAGGGAATGGCTGTTTATGCTGATGGTAAAGATATGCCTGACGGTGTTGATGTAATATTTAACACCAATAAATCATCAAATAAATCGTTTGATGAAGTATTAAAAAGTATAAAAGAAGACGACCCTAACAATCCGTTCGGAGCTTTGATTAAAGCTGATGGTCAGTATGAATACATAGATTCTGACGGTAAAAAGAAACTTTCTCCTATTAATAAAACTAGAGAAGAAGGTGATTGGGACGAATGGAAAAAAGCCGTTCCTAGCCAGTTTTTATCTAAACAACCAAAATATTTAGCTAAAAAACAAATCGATTTAGCTATAGCTGATAAAAAAGATGAATTAGCTGAGATAATGTCGTATGATGTACCAGAAGTCAAACGATATTATTTAAATAAATTTGCTGAATCGTGTGATAAGCAATCTGAAACACTTCAGGCGGCAGCGTTTCCTGACCAACACTATAACGTAATCCTTCCTATAAATTCACTTAGGAACAACGAAATTTATGCACCTAGGTATGAAAACGGAACTAAATTAGCTTTGGTAAGGTATCCTCATGGCGGAACATTTGAAATACCTATATTAACAGTTAATAACCGCAATAAAGAAGGAGAAAAAGTTATTGGTCCTTCATCTATCGATGCTGTTGGTATAACATCTGAAGTTGCTGCACGATTATCAGGTGCTGACTTTGATGGCGATACTGTAATGTGTATTCCGACAAACGACCCAGAAGGAAAGATTAACATCTTATCTACTGCACCGTTAGCTGGTCTGAAAGGATTCGACCCCAAAGACAAATTTCAAGGTACTTTGGTTAAAACAGTTGGAGACACTAAGATTTATGAGCGTAACGGAGTAAAGTTTAAAGGTATGCTTGATACCCAAAAGCAAATGGGTGTAGCAACTAATCTAATTAGTGATATGACGATTCTCGGAGCATCTGATGATGAGCTGGAACGTGCTGTTAAATACTCTATGGTAGTTATTGATGCAGAAAAACACGGGTTGGACTACAAAGCTGCTTATTACGAGTATAATATACAAGATTTAAAAGACAAGTATCAGATTAAAGATAACGGAAAAACAGGCGGCGCTTCTACTTTGTTAACAAGAGCTAAAAGCGTCGAGTATGTTCCTCGTAGAAAAGGTTCCCCTAAAGTTAATGTTAAAGGAAAACCTTGGTACGACCCATCAAGACCTGAAGGTTCTCTAATATGGCAGGAAGACCCTGACCAAATTGCAACATTTAAAAAGTACGACCCCAAAACTGGTGAATTAATCTCGGTTAAAGAGGTCGAGAAGAAAACAAAAATTACTAAAATGGCTGCTACGGATGACCCGAGGACTTTAATCTCTACATCTAACACTGTAATGGAGAATCTATACGCTGATTATGCGTCTACTCTAAAATCACTAGCAAATCAGGCGCGTCTAAATGCCGTATTCTCCGAGAAAGCAAAAAGAGACCCCATAGCTACATCTAAATATGCAGAGGAGGTACAATCTCTTAAGAGAAAATTGGATTCAGCACTCCTGAACAGACCTAGAGAGCGTGCCGCTATCCGTCTAGCCACTTCAGAAATAGAAGGCATACGTACAGCATATAAGGACAAGCACGGTGGTAATGATATGCCTACGAAAGACCTTAAAAAGCTCTCCCAGAATACTATGGTTAAATATAGGGGTCTTGTAGGGTCTATAAAACGTAGCGATAGAAATATAAAAATATCAGACCCGGAATGGGAAGCTATTAAAAATAGGGCTATATCGGAAAACGACCTCAAGAAAATATTAGACAATTCTGACCCTGACGTACTAAGGGAAAAACTTAGACCCAAGGGCGATGACGGTCTCACTGATGCCCGTAAATCAGCTATTCGAGCCATGGCGAATAGCAATTATACACTAAAGGAAATTGCTAAACGCTTTGGAATATCAACATCTACAGTATCAAATATAATAAAGGGGGGTTAAAATATGGTATATTCTCGGTTATCAACTATCGATAACCCATGGAACCCATTCGATAACTTCGATGAGTGGTTACAATATGATAACCTCCATCACTATAATACATGCGGTTATGTATCTAGGGTATTAGATATGAATAATGCTAATCTATCTGGTTTACCAGACTTTATAGCAGAAAGAATAAATGAATCTGTCATCGACCAAATAATAAATGCTGACCCTTTTAACTTTTATGTGAAAGTTCAGAAAGAATTTCCAGAAATTTTATTTGATGAAAACGGTTCATTAGTCTAGTGTCTTTTACTTCATAGTTTGCTAAACGTTTAACGATTAACAAAAACAAATTAGCAAATAGTTTTGTTTGATTAAAACAAAAAGAATTGTTTATTGTTTGAATTAATTAAAAAGAAAAACGTTTAAACAATTAAAAATTTTTAAAAAATTAAAAATTAAATGCCAATTTCTTTGTGACGCTGTATACCATTATGGGGTAAAATATTTTATTTAGTATGAAGAAAGCTTAATCTTATAGGTACACCGCTGTGTTACGCGAACAAAAGTGTTTCGTTTACTAACGTCGGGAGTAGAACTGTTCATATACATTATTTTCTTCTTTCAAATACTTTTTCTTCTACTGAAAAGCATCCTTATCCCACCACAGCGTCGTTTGTATCACCCCGGGGGGGGTCTGAAAAACAACCCCCCCTCCTTGCATCGGGCGGCTCCTAGAAAAATCTCCGGAGGGATATTTTTCCAAAAAAATACCGAAAAAGTGTATAAAAAGTACCATGTTTCTATGATATTTTACACATACAGACAAGAAAAACCTTATGTATCTTCCTCCAATGCATAATAAAAGTCTTCCTCCTTGTATAAATTCTTGTCTGTAGTTGTAAAATATTATAAGAAATATGTAAACGAGGTTAAAAATGAAATGTTCTATTGATTCAAATACCAGAGAAATTATATTTTTAGACAATTCTGAGTGTTTTGGTGTTGAATTTGACAAAAATACACAACGAATAGAGTTCTCGTGTCCTAAAATAGTTGGCGACAATCTCGATTTAACTAAATGCATATGCAGAATTAACTATATGAATGCTAAAGGTTACCGAGATTCGTATTTGATAGATGATATTTTAGCGGATGGCGATAACATAACATTTACTTGGAAATTGAAAGGTAAAGTAACTGCTGGTAGAGGCAACTGTTTATTTATATTTTGTGCTAGACAGGTAACTGAGACTGGTATAATAGAAAAAGAATGGAACACAACTGTTGCTAAGGCATCTATAAAGAGAGGACTTGAAACTAACTCACACATTGAAGAAGAGTATAGTGATATTTTAGAATCGATTTTATTGAAAATAAATAGCGTAAGTTTAACCACTGAAGTAAACGCAGAATCGACAAACGAAAATGTACCGACAGCAAAAGCCGTGTATGATGCTTTGCAAGACATTGGCATTCCAAGTGGCACTGACATCTCCCTCAACGTGACAGGAGCGACTGTTGGACAGACCATCAAGGTTAAAGCCGTTGACGCTGACGGAAAACCGACTGCGTGGGAAGCCGTTGACATGGCGGCGGGGGACACCGAAGTGTGGGAAAAGGTTTGCCAAGTTACGACAACCGAAAACACAACTGCAATATATCAGTCTTTCGGCGGGAATTACAAGAAAATCCGTGCAATTTTTTTGGGGGAATCCACTGCCGCATGCCAGGTATGGGTATACCCGAATACGAAAACCCTGCCAGCAGGTCGTGATGTCTCGTATATATTTAACGCACCATATGCTAACGCGGGGAAATATACGATTATTGGCGAATTTAGCTCATCTCCGTATCCTGCGCCTAACAGCTCTGATAACTGGTATCACGGACGATGCTCCGTTGCCAGAGTGTGGAATCCTCAAGGTCTCCATGCCGGATGGGGAGATAGCCTTTTTGATAATTATGTAAATGACTTGTATGCACACCTCGGAGAAGGAGACCTCTCACAAGGCATAAAAAGTCTTTATTGGACACACTCCGCAGGAGAAATAAAAGCTGGTGCACAAATGGTTGTTTATGGGGTAAAAGCATGAAGAAATGTGTTAACGGACAAATAATCGATATGACCCCCGATGAGGTAACGGCATATCAGGAAGCGGCAATTACGGCACAACAGCAAATCACGTCAGAGGGGTTTGGAGATAAATTGCGTGTTTATATCGAATCAATCCCGATGGCGCACACTCCGACCGTACCGCCAAAAATCGGTTTCAAATGGAAGCTGATATACAGAGGAATTGCGGGGTTTGCGTGGGAGCTTGTACCCGACCCCGATGCTGTCGGTACTGTTGCAAAGCCTTTTGAGTGGTTTGCGGGAATCCGTGTTGCTAAGGGTTATCACTACACCAACGGCGTTGACGTTGCGCTTGCCGTTGCGGACGGAATCCCTGCAACTTTTGACGATGAAAGGTTTTTAGTTAAGATATAACGACCGAATGAAAATATGAAATATGACAAAGGAGACTAAACCCAATGAAACGAACAATAATGATTTCGCAACCGATGAAAGACCTCTCTAGTGAGAAAATCGTCGAGGCTAGAGAAAAGGCTATTCACACATTAGAAACGTTTGGTTATGATGTGATTGATAATTTTTTCACTGACGATGGTTTCATCACAGATGATACTAAACATACACCCGTAGCATACTTAGCTAAATCATTAGATGTAATGTCTAAGTGTGACGCTGTATATTTTGTAAAAGGATGGGAAACAGCTAGGGGCTGCAAAATTGAACATGAAATCGCGAAGGCTTATGGTTTAGCAATTATTTATGAGGATTGATATTTATGACAAAACTAAACGGTATCGACGTATCTCATTATCAAGGTAACATTAATTGGAAGGCGGTAAAAGAATATGGAATAGATTTCGCCTTCATCAAGTGTTTACAAGGTAAAAGTAGAGTAGACGAGTGTTTTCACACTAACATGCGAAATGCTATAGAAAATGATATTCCGGTTGGTGTGTATGTCTATAGTAAAGCGAAAACATTAGATGACGCTGTAGCTGAGGCAAAAAGGGTAATTAAAGAATGTTCACAGTATAAGTTAACATACCCTGTTGTGTTTGACTTTGAGTCTAAACACTTCGAAGATATGAGTCTCGCAATGAGAGGTAAGATTATTGACGCGTTTTGTCAAACCATCTTATCAGATGCAGATGGTAAATACATACCAATGCTGTACAGCTCTCGATATTGGCTTATGCATATGATTCCAGCTGAAGTAGTAAAGAAATATGATATTTGGCTGGCTGAATATACTACAGGTAAACCGAAATACACCGGTGATTACAAAATTTGGCAGTATGGTGTCGGAAAAGTAACAGGCATCATCGGAGATGTAGATATGAATATAGGGTACTATGATTATGGGAAGGAGAACAATATGGAACCTATTATTTTTGGAAAAGAAGGACTTATTAGTTGCGAAGACGTAAAGAAACTTCAGAAGTTTCTGAATGATATGCATTATCATGACATGAACGGAAAACCTCTCTTAGAAGACGGTAAGTATGGACGTAAAACTGATTATGCTCTTAATATGTTTGTGAATAACCACGCTAACTTCACTAATATCGTTCCGTCGAAAGTTGAAACTAAGCTCACAATTAATGGCGCTAATTTAATCGGAACTTTGTATAAAACGAAGTGAAATATATGAGAAATGATATGTGCAAATAATGAGATATATCACCATGGCGTAAAAGGACAAAAATGGGGTATTAGACGTTATCAACCTTATCCTAAAGGAAAACACGGAAAGTTTCTCGGACAAGATAGAGACAATGATATAAAAATCGATAAAGGTACCGAAGTATATCGAGTTCAACAAAAAGGACAATTTCATACCAAGGAACCGGGTCGCAGAATGTATGTTACTCTCGACAAAATTGACGCTTTTAATTATGCTTCTGCTAGTGCTGGACTAGATGGCGCTGGATTGCATGTCGAAATGGTAAATCATGACACCGGTGAAATAGCAACGATGAAATTAAATAAGAATGTAATTATACCTTCTTATGAGAAAGTAATGGACGCGTTTATTAAATCGTTTGACGGTTTAAAGGTTAAAGATGCTGCTAAAGAGATGTATAAAGCTGATGAACCCGGTATCGATAAAGGCGAAAAAGTCTATAGAAATAAATTAGTTAAAGAGTTTTTAAATGAAGTTAAAAACATTGAAAAAGACGACGCCTTAGATAGAGCATACATTTCATTCGTAGGAACTTTCATGGAAGATTCGAAAGCTAAGCGCGCTTTCTTTAAAAACTTAAGCGACCAAGGTTATAATGCTATCATCGACGATTTTGATGTAAAATTCGGTAGCGATAACAAAAGACAAAATTTCGTTGAGTCTATAATACTTTTTAATAATAACGATGTATCTTTCCATAAAGCTTTGCCTATATCAGATAAAGACGCAAAATATTTATCTGATATATGGAGGAATGGAGCCAGAGACAAGACTGTTCGACGTCGTAACAGAGAGAGCGCTCGTAAATTCGACAAATGGGTCGGTTATCCTATCAGTTAAGATAGCCAACTCACGTTAAATAAAAATTTAAAAATCAAAATGGGAGGAGGCGGTAATATTGGCTAATAAAAAAGCTAGCTTTTTAACCCAAGAAGGAAAAGAAAACCATTTGATATCTTTGGCGATGGATGCTGCTGAAAAACAGCTTATAGAAGGAACTGCCTCTTCTCAGATAATAACTCATTATCTGAGACTGGCTACGGTTAAATATCAGCTTGAGTTGGAATCGCTGAAGGCAGACAATGCACTCAAAGCAGCCAAGACAAACGCCATAAACGATTCTAGGGAAGACAAAGAATTATATTTGAAAGCTATTGAAGCTTTCACGAAATATTCAGGCGAAGATGAAGAACTATAACGAATTAATAGTATTAAAAACGTTTGACGAAAGACTTGACTATTTACGTTTGTTTTCTAATGTTTGTGAAAACACTTTCGGCGGAAATAGATATTTTAATCAAAAATTTTACATGTCAGAAGAATGGAAGAAGATTAGAAGAAATGTTATCATACGTGACAATGGATGCGATATGGCTTTAGAAGGTTATGACATAAATACCAAGCATGACCGAATAATGATACATCATATAGTTCCGATTACTTATGATGATATAATCAATCATAGTCCTAAACTTATAGACATGAACAATTTAGTCTGTGTTCGATACAATACGCATAATTTAATACATTATTCCAGAGACAACGGTTCTTTTGAATACACGCCTAGATTTAAGGATGATACTAAATTATGGTGATTACATGGAAGAAAGTATATTAACAACTATAAAAAATATGTTAGAGATAGACTTGGACGATGACTGCTTTGACGAGGAATTGGTAACATACATAAATACTTGTTTTATAACGTTAAAACAAGTTGGTGCCATAGATTACGATTTCTATATCACCGATAAAACTACAAGTTGGTCTGATTTATTAAAGGATAAAGTGTCATCGTTCCAATCTTTAAAAACATACATATATGCTCGTGTTAAAATATTGTTCGACCCTCCGTCTTCATCGACCTTATCGTCATATGAAAATTTAATTCGGGAATTAGAATTCCGATTAGGAATGGAGAATTAATTTATGGGATATGAGTTACAACATCATGGTATAATTGGACAAAGATGGGGTGTTAGACGATACCAGAATCCAGATGGGTCGTGGACTGCTGAAGGACGAGAACGGTATGGAAAAGAAGTTAATAAATCGGCTAACAAAATTGAAAGTCGAGAATTCTTAACGGAAGAACGTTCTATACCGGCTGGTACGAAAATGTATCGCACGTCTGTGAATCCAAACGAAAATCAAAATGGTTCTGTTTATGTAACATATTTAGACCCAGAACGGAATTTGTATAAGGGCGGATGGGTTAGAAATACCGCTTATTCGTATAATTCTTACGAGTATAAGTTTACTTTAAAGAAAGACTTAAAAATACCAAGCCGTCAGACTCAATCGAAAGTAATTTCAGATGTAATAAATGAAGATAAAAATAAAACACTGCATGATATAGTTTGGAATAGAAGTTTAATGCTCTTTGGTAGTCGTATGCTTAGCGACCTTGTTAAATATAATTATGAAAACAAAGCCAAAAAATTTGTAGATGAGCAAATACACAACGTTTATAAAGGTATGAATGCTGACCAATTGGCATTTTATGCCGCGCAAACGTTTGGATTAAATACCAAGCTTAAAGATGAAGTTATAAGTAGATTATCTAAAATGGGATATAATGCTATGGCGGACGAGGCGTCTATCGGAGGGCGTTACGGACAAGTAAAAGAAGGTTATGACCCCTTGATAATATTCGATAGAAATCTTTTGAAAACCGATTCTATCGATAGTATTTCTAGAGGTGAAGAACGGAAAGCTGCTAAAGCGGCCATAGAATGGCGTGAAAAAGCTAAGAAAAAGGCAGTTGCTTGGAGCGTAGATTTTACAAATGATATTTTACAACATCACGGCATAAAAGGACAAAGATGGGGTGTTAGACGATATCAGAATTATGACGGGTCTTTAACCTCTGCTGGCAGACGTAGGATAGGCCAAAATTACAAAGAACAGTTAGCTGTTAAAAAACGAATAGATAAAATAAATAAGAAGCCGGATAGTAATCGAAAAGCAATAAAATTAATAATAGAGAACAAAAAGTTAAAAGACTTAAAAGAAGAAGAAGATTTATTGCTGAACAAGAAGATATGGGATATACAGAGATATGCGCCGATTGCTAAAAAAAGCGCACTGTCTAAGCTTGGCGGATGGTTCTTAAAAGACATAGTTGCTCCTCCGATTAAAGCTGGCGGTCAGAAAATAATCGGAAAAGCAATATCACCTATTATTGAAACGCTAACTGGAGGTTCTAAATCAGTTAATAAAGAGATTAAAAATGATATTAAAAAAGCAGCTGATAAAGCTAAGAAGACTGTTAATAATATGAAAGACAAAAATATAAACGATTTAGACTTCGATAAATCGTTCGATGAAATAAATGACATTTTAATCGACTATTTTAATAAAATTGATTCTAAACAGTTAATGCTACCGGCTAAAACGTAATAAAAAGGAACTATAAGAATGTTATCAAATGTTGCCGCTCCAAAGTATTATTCTATGTTTAGACAAAAAGTAATACGAGGAGAAATTTTTGTAAACAAGCAAGTCGAAATGCAGATGAACCGCATAGACGAGTTAATACAGAATCCAAACTATTACTATGACGATAGTATTGTTGAAGGATTTATATTTTTTTGTGAAAATGAATTAACTTTAACTGATGGAGAAGATTTACATTTATTAGACTCATTTAAACTATGGGCTGAAGATTTACTCGGCTGGTATTACTATATAACAAAAAGTGTTTATGTACCAGACGGGTCTGGCGGAGGTCGATATGTTAACAAACGCATTAAAAAACGACTACGCAGCAAGCAATACCTTATAGTAGGACGAGGTGCATCTAAGACATTGTACGATACATGTATACAAGCATACTTTCTAACTGTAAATAAAAAAGCGTCTAAACAAGTTACTGTAGCATACACGATGCGACAAGCAGAAGAAGTACTTGGTCCTTTAAAAACTGCTATTTTGCGAAAACGAGGACCTGTCTTCAAGGTATTGACAATCGGTTCTAAGTATAATACAACCGGAGACCCAGAGACCAGACAAAAATTAGCGTCTACTAAAAAGGGAATAGAGAACAGATTAAACGGTTCTACATTAGAAGTGTATCCTATGTCTATAGACAAACTTCAAGGTCTAAGAAGTTCAGTTAATACAATAGATGAATGGTTGTCGTGCGACATAAGAGAAGATGTTGTTGCTGCTGTAGAGCAAGGTTCATCTAAAAATAACGATTATGTTATTGTAGCTACGTCGTCAGAAGGAAATGTTAGGAACGGTCCGGGCGATACAATCAAAATGGAGTTAATGCGAATTTTAAAAGGCGAATACTACAATCCGCATGTGTCTATATGGTGGTATAAACTTGACGATGTCGCAGAAGTTTCTCATCCTGAAATGTGGGTGAAAGCTAATCCTAATATCGGTTTGACTGTTTCTTATGAAACATATCAGTTAGACGTTGAACGCGCAGAAAATAACCCATCAGTAAGAAACGAAATACTTGCTAAACGTTTTGGCTTACCAATGGAAGGATATACCTATTTCTTTACTTACGAAGAAACGTTGAAATCGAATATAGTTAGCGACTATAGACAACTTCCGTGTGCATTAGGCGCGGACTTATCTAGAGGCGATGATTTCTGCTCTTTCACTTTCCTGTTCCCGATGGGAAACGAGAACTATGGCATAAAAACACGTAACTACATAACCGAACAAACCTTGTATAAATTACCATTAGCACTTAGAAGTACCTATGAGACTTTTATCGATGAAGGTAGTTTAATTGTTACAAATGGCACGATTTTGGATTTAAGTTATGTGTACGAAGAATTGTATCAATACATAATTGACCAACAATTGGATGTTCGATGCTTAGGATATGACCCGTTTAACGCAGGAACATTCGTAGAAAAATGGGAACGAGATTTTGGGCCATACGGTATAGAAAAAGTTATACAAGGTTTTAAAACAGAATCCGTACCGTTAGGGGAAATAAAGAAATTAGCTGAAGGTCGGTTACTACATTTCGACCAAAACATCATGCAATTTTGTATGGGTAATTGTATCGTTATGGAGGATACTAACAAAAACAGAAAACTCACTAAAAAGAGAAACGACGAAAAAATTGACGCCGTAGCAGCTTTGCTCGACGCATTTGTAAGTTTTAAACTTCACAGAGACATGTTCGATTAATAAACTATTTGGTTAGAGTCGAATTCTTTGAAAAGAGGCGATTCCATTGCAGATTTTATAAAACCGAAATCGGTGTGACTCTGAAGAATAACGATATAGATACTTTGTATAAATACATGATTGAATAGGAGATAACAATATGGAAATTGATACTAAATCTATACTTAAGGACTTTCAAGAAGAACTAAGTGATTCCGATAAATATTATGAACTCGGTTCTAAAATGAGAGCAGATGTTGCGTTTAGTAAAAAGGCGAAGGGTTTTTTCGAGATGTCTAAAGATGAGTTTACTCATGCACGTTGGTTAAGAGACATTCTTATAATGCATTCTGTAGAGATTCCTACTGCTGATAACGAACGATATGAACTTATAAAAGAAAGAACATATCGTTTATTTCTCTGATGACAAATAAGATAAAATTGTAAAAATCAAAATGGAGTTATATGGGAATTCTAAGTAAATTAAAAAACGTGTGGTCGGTTTTTAAAAATAGAGACCCCACTATTGAATACCGCGATATCGGTATGAGTTCATCCGTTAGGTCAGATAGATTATACGGGTACCAATATGGCATAAAGAATTTACAAACGTCTATTTACACTAAGATAGCTATGGATGTGTCATACGTAAACATTCACCATGTTAAGCTAGATGAGATGGGTCGTTTTAAAGAAATAATTCACAGTCCGCTTGACGAATGCCTCAATTTAAGCGCAAATATCGACCAAACCGGTAGATATTTGATACAAGACGCTGTGGAAACTATGCTGTATAATGGCAGCGTTTCATTAGTTCCTACCTTGACTAACGATGATATTTTTAATACTGAATCGTACGATATATACAATCTAAGAGTTGGTAAAATCTTAGAATGGTACCCGATGCATGTGAAAGTGTCCGTGTATAATGAAGAAGACGGTAAAAGGTATGATGTTGTTGTGCCTAAGAATTCGACATGCATAGTGGAGAATCCATTTTATTCAATAATGAATGAACCTAACTCTACTATCAGTAGATTAAATAGAAAGTTAAGTCTACTTGACGCGTTCGATGAAGAACAGAGTCGAGGAAAACTTAACTTGATTATACAGTTACCGTTTAGTACAAGAACAAATCTTATGGAACAGAGAGCGCAAGAGCGTCTTGAGTCTATAGAAAAGCAACTTGTTGGTTCTAGATATGGTATAGGTTACATAGATTCGAGTGAAAAAGTGACACAATTGAATCGGTCACTTGAGAATAACTTACCAGAACAGATAAAGTATCTAACCGACACGTTTTACTCTCAATTAGGTATAACAGAAGATATACTTAACGGAAGAGCTGATGAAATAATGATGTTGAATTATTATACTCGCGTTGTTGAACCTATAATATCAGCGTTCACAAACGAAATGAAGCGTAAGTTTTTGACAAAAACTGCTCGGTCTCAACATCAAAGTATAGAATTCTTTAGAGACCCGTTTAAATTAGTTACGGTAGATAAGATAGCGTCTATATCAGATACTATGAAACGAAACGAGATAATGACATCTAACGAGATTCGACAGATAATAGGATTTAAGCCTACCGGTGATAGTAAGGACGATAAACTTGTTAATCCGAATATTTCTCAGCCTAAAGAAACGGAAACTGTAAACGAAAATATTAATTTAAATAAAGAACAAAATCAAAATGGAGATAAAATAAATGGGAATAACATATGATTTTAGTGGTTGGGCATCTAAGTCTAACGTAAGGTGTACTGATGGTAGAATCATTCTCAACAACGCGTTTGCTGATAATGATAACGATAAAGTACCCCTCGTATGGAATCATGACCATCAAGACCCCAGTCGCGTTTTAGGCCATGCTATGCTTAAGAACGTTCCTAATGAGGGTGTATATGCGTATTGTAGCTTTAACGATACTAATGACGGTCAGCGAGGAAAAGCACTGGTTCAGCACGGTGACATTACTTCTCTGTCGATTTATGCGAATCAGCTGCAGGAAAATGACGGTTGTGTACGACATGGAAATATCAGAGAAGTATCTTTGGTCTTAGCTGGAGCTAATCCGGGTGCTAAGATTGATGATGTTATTATGCACAGTGATGGTATGGATTCGGAAGCGATTATTTATTCTGGTGTCGAAGGTATTGAGTTGTCTCATGCCGACGACAACGAAAATAACAAACCGGAAACTAAACCGGATAATAATCCTGACTCCGACAATCGAACTGTTGAAGATGTCATTAAAACCTTTAATGACGAGCAGTTAAAAGTGTTTTACGCATTGATTGGCCTTGCTATGTCTGGCGAACTCAACGACGATAAAAACGATAAAAAAACAGACACAGAAAATAATAAAAAAGATAACGAAGACAAAATTAATCATTCAGAAGGAGATAATGAATCGATGAAGAATCTTTTCGAAAAAAACAGTAATCCGGAAACAAACAACGCAAACGACGAACTTATTCATACTGCGTTAAATACTATTATTAACGACGCACAGAGTATGGGTTCTCTCAAGAAGTCGTACCTTCAGCATGCAGACGAATATGGTATCAGCAATATTGACTATCTGTTTCCTGACGCAAAGAATGCTACCCCCACGCCTGAGTTAATCAAGCGTGATACTGATTGGGTTAATCAGGTTATGAGTTCTGTAAGTCACAGCCCGTTCTCTAGGATTAAGAGCATTGTTGCTGACATCACTGCTGATGAGGCTCGTGCTAAGGGTTATATGAAGGGAAACCTCAAAATGGAAGAAGTTATTACTACTCTTCGCAGGGTAACCACGCCCGTTACTATTTACAAAAAGCAGAAGCTCGACCGTGACGATATCATTGATATCACTGATTTCGATGTTGTATCGTTTATTAAGTCTGAAATGCGTACTATGCTTGACGAAGAAATTGCTAGGGCAATTTTGGTTGGTGATGGTCGCCTTGTAGACGATCCAAATCATATTAATGAACAGAACCTTCGTCCTATTTATAACGATAATGACCTGTATACCATTAAGGCTAAGGTAAACGTCGAACAGTCAGCTACTTCCGATGATGTAGCTAAGGAATTTATTCGAACCATTATTAAGACTCGTAAAGACTATAAAGGTTCTGGTAATCCGGTTCTCTACACCACTGAAGACTGCATCACCGACTGCCTCCTTATGGAAGATAAGAATGGTCGTGTAATCTATGATAGCGTAGATAAGCTCGCTACTGCTCTTCGCGTATCTAAGATTGTTACTGTGCCTGTCATGGAAAACATGAACGGCGCTACCGGTAAGCCTCTCATGGGTATTATTGTAAACCTTAAGGATTACAAGGTAGGTGCTGACAAGGGCGGTTCGATTAACATGTTCGAAGATTTCGACATTGATTATAACCAGAACAAGTATCTGATAGAAACCCGTATCAGCGGAGCACTCGTGAAACCGCATAGTGCTATCGCAGTCGAACTCTATCGAGAAAGAAAAATGTAAGTAATGACACGTATAATGAGGTAATATTTATGGATAGAATTTATAACCGAGCAGAAGATAAGAACAGCGCTAACATTATCGTATATGGTAAGGCTAGTGACACTAAAGCATATTCTGATGCGGCGTGCACAATGCAGTGTACTACTTCCGAACTTAAGAATGCTTTTATGAAGGGATGCATTGTCGCCATTGGTAGTGACAGTGTGTATTATCCTGTTTCTTTAAGTATTGCTTCTAAGGTTGCTACTTTGACGTATGCTAAAGCTGGTAGTACGTCTGGTTCTGCAGCAACGGCAACTCTCGTAAGCGTCGCGGACTAAAACATTTATGAAATATATGAGGTAACTCACATGGATAGGATTTACAATCGAGCAGAAGATAAGAACTGTGCTAATATTATTCTTTACTCCAGTAACAATCTCAACAAAGTTAAAAACGTTTATTCGGATTCTGCGTGTACAATGCAGTGTACCACTTCCGAACTTAAGAATGCTTTTATGAAGGGATGTGTTGTCGTCTGTAGTAGTATTAACGCCATGGCTTATCCTATTGCTTTATCTGAAAATTCTGAAACTAAGATTGCAAAGATAATATGCATTGCAGTTACTGGAGATAATAACACTATGACACCGATTGATTTATCTAGCGTCGCAGACTAAAAGCATTTATAAAGGACTAAAACATTTATGAAATTTTGTGGAAAAATAGGTTTCGGCAATTACGTCGAAACCTCTCCCGGTGTATGGGGCGAAGAAGTAGTAGAAAAGACTTATACTGGAAATTTTGTTAAAAAATACTTGAATTCGAAAAGCACTAACGATTTTAATGACGAGCTAGACATATCTTTTAGTATAAATTTCATCCCGGACAAATACTTCTGGGAGTATTTTCACAGAATTTCCTATATAGTCTGGAAAAAATCAAAATGGAAAGTTACTAATGTGGATGTCACCACATCTCCAAGAGTAACTATAACTTGTGGGGGATTGTATAATGGACAGGATTAGTTTACATAATAAATTTGAAGAAATTTTACAATCTAAAAATGTTTACTTTCAATCTCCCCCAGATGTATTGATGAAATATCCCGCTATTCGTTACTCAATCGACGATATTGATATTTCGCACGCAGATGGAATAAACTATAAACAATTCAAAAGATATTCTGTAATCATCATTGACAGAAACCCAGATTCTAAAATATGTGATAAAATACTAGACAGTTTCGAATACGCGAGTTTTGTCAGATTTTATCCAGCTGACAATTTGAATCATTGGGTACTTTATATTTATTGGTAAAAAGGAGATAAAATTATGAGTAAGAATAAGATTGTATGGGACAAGGCTTCGGAACGTTTCTATGAGACTGGTGTTAAGAACGTAGTTCTCTATACTCAGACAGCTGGCGTTTACAATGACGGATGCGCTTGGAATGGTGTAACGGCAATCACCGAATCCCCTTCTGGTGCTGAGAGCACTGCACTTTATGCTGACGATATTAAGTATTTGAATCTTATTAGTAATGAAGAATTCGGTGCTACAATTGAAGCATATACTTATCCTTCTGAATTCGAAAAATGTGACGGTACTGCAGACCTTGTTACTGGTGTAAGTATCGGTCAGCAGAAGAGGGAGACGTTTGGTCTTTCGTACCGTACTGTTTTGGGTAATGATACTGATGGTAACGATTATGGTTATAAGCTGCATCTTATCTATGGATGTAAGGCATCTCCCTCCGAGAGGGCTTATTCCACTATCAGTGATTCCCCCGAAGCAAATACGTTTTCTTGGGAACTTTCTACGACCCCTGTATCAGTGAATGGTTTCAAGCCTACATCTTGTATCACTATTGATTCTACCAAGTGCGACAAGAATAAGCTTGCTGCTCTTGAAACTATTCTTTATGGTAAAGACTCCACTCAGACCAATGGGAGTGATGGCGTAGCACCCAGACTTCCTCTTCCCGACGAAGTGAAGACTCTTATGACTCCTGACGGAGAATAATATTTTAAACAATTCAAAATGGAGGTAAACAAATATGTATATTAAAGAAATCGAATACAAAGATTATAACGGATTGGATTGTAAGACTAAGCTCTATTTTAATCTTAACGAAGCTGAACTTACAAAGATGCAGTTTAAGCGTGGTGGTGGATATCAGGAATATCTGAAGAGGATTGTTGATTCTAACGACATTGAGGAAATCGCTTATATTTTCGATGAACTTCTCATGATGGCATACGGTGTTAAATCTGACGATGGTAAGCGTTTCGAGAAGACTGATAAGATTAGAGAAGAGTTCAGACAGTCCGAAGCTTATTCTGTATATTACATGATGCTTCTTACGGACGCTGATGAAGCAGCACGCTTTGTAGACCAGATTCTTCCTAGGAATATTGCAGACGCTGTAAGAAAAGCCAAGGAAGATATGGCTAACAACTAATATAACATAAGAGGTAAGAGAATGTTAACAATAAAAATTCCCGCAGCGGAATATTGGGACGAACGAACAAATACTTTCCTTTATCACAATGAAATAAGTTTAACCTTAGAACATTCTCTTGTCTCTGTCTCAAGGTGGGAAAGTCGGTACCATAAAACTTTTTTGTCAAAGCAAAAGAAAACTAGTGAAGAGATGCTCTACTATATAAAATGCATGACGATTAAGTGTACCGACGATTCCGCCTATTTATTATTGACGGAGAAAAATCAACAGGAGATAAACGAGTACATCCAAGACCCAATGAGCGCCACTTACTTTGACGAAAACTCATTAAGACGAGGAGGTTCTTCATCAAACGAGCCTATGACGTCAGAATTAATATACTATATGATGTTCTCGTGTGGCATACCTAAAGAGTGTGAAAAATGGCATCTGAATAGATTGTTAAGTTTACTTAAAGTATTTCAGATTAAGAATAACAACTCGAAAGGTAAGAGAAATCTGACTAGGTCACAGTTAGTAGATAGAGCTAGATTGAACGAAGCTAGAAAAGCTAAATTACATTCATCGGGTTAAACATATGGCACAAATAATCAAAATAGATAGTCGTGGTAATTTTAAAAAGTCTAAAAAATTATTATACTCGTTGTCAGATATTATAAAAATAAGTGTTCTGGAGAAATACGGAAAAATTGGTGTACAAAATTTAGAAAAGTATACACCAAAAGACACCGGTTTAACGTCTAAGTCATGGTACTATACAATAGAGACCGACAATAGAGGTAAATATTCTTTGATATTTCATAACTCTAATATACACAATTACGTTAACATAGCGATAATATTACAAACAGGACATGCCACTGGAAACGGCGGATGGGTTGAAGGAGTAGATTATATTAATCCAGCCCTAAAGCCGGTGTTTGAAGAGCTGGTAGACGCTGTCTGGTCGGAGGTGAAATATTTATGAGCGGCAAAGGAGTAGACGAAAGAATATTATCGATGAAGTTCGATAATGCGTCGTTTGAAAAGAATGCCAAGGTAACTATAAACACATTAGATAAATTACAACGGACTTTGGATACCACAAAATTGTCCAAAGATATATCCAATTTATATTCTTATATAACAAAAATCGGAACTGAAGTGAAGACTTTTATAGCTATAAAATATGCTATAAAAGGAATCGACGCCGCACTTAAAAGTGTAACAGAAGGCGGTAAACGTCGAGCAGAAAACCTTGAAAATGCACACTTCCAGTTACAAGGTTTATTAAAAGACGAAGAAAAAGTTTCGGAAATAATGAACGACGTTAGTAAATCTGTCGATGGAACAGCATATGGATTGGATGCAGCAGCTAAAGTAGCTTCTCAGTTAGCAGCATCAAACGTTAAAGCTGGAGACCAGATGTTTACTGCTTTACGAGGTATAGCTGGTGTTGCAGCCATGACAAATTCATCGTATGAAGATATCGGCAGGATATTTACGCAGGTTGCTGGTCAAGGACGATTGATGGGAGACCAGTTATTACAATTGTCTGGCAGAGGTATGAACGCGGCAGCTACGTTAGCTGAAGAATTTGGATTGACAGAAGCCGCTGTTAGAGATATGGTATCAAAAGGTCAAATCAGTTTCGATATGTTTTCTCAAGCTATGGATTCCGCATTCGGAGAACATGCTAAGAAAGCTAACGAAACGATGACTGGTGCCTTATCAAACGTAAAATCTGCGTTAGGAAGAATAGGTGCTTTATTCTATTCCCCGCTGATTGAACAAAACGGTGCATTAGTTCAATTATTTAATGCTCTTAGGGTAAAAACAAACGAATTAAAAGACACGTTGGCTCCGACAATCTCTAAAATAGTCGATATAGCCATCAAAGCTATAAACTGGGCAACATCTATAATTAATAAAATAGATTTTTCAAGTATAGCTTCTAAAATCCTAAAACCGTTCACAGCGGTTAAGCAGACATTTGATGATATAGGGACTAAGGTACAATCAACATCTAAAATAATGACTAACGCTTCGGACGTTATAAACGAAGTTATTAATGGAAAATGGGATGTTGGTGCTAAACGTTGGGACAAACTAACTAACGCGGGCTATAACTGGGTAGCAGTTCAAAATGGAGTAAACGAAACACTTGGTTCTACGTATAGACATGCAGAACAGTTATCTAATACAATTGATGATTTAACTAATAACGTTTCTGATAGCAACCAAGTAATAAATTTAAGCAACAACACATTAGCGTTAACAAAAAGAAACTACGCAGCTACAAAAACGTCTGTTTCTGGCTTATCTGACGCAATGGCACAATTAAGTATATACGCTAATAAAGCTGGATATTCTGTAGACGATGTAGTCAAAGACCATAGTCTTCTGTCTATGTCGAGTTTATTATTAGACAGTCTGTCCAACATAGTTAAAATAATAAAAAGTCTCGGCAAATCAATTGCCAAATCGTGGAATAATGTCTTCGGTAGCTTAGACAATGTAAATCCGGTTTTCAATCTTATTGCTGGGTTTAGAAAGTTAACTTCTGAGCTACAAATTACAGAAGAAGTATCAGACAAGATAACGCGAACGTTCAACGGGTTATTCGCGGTATTAGATTTAATTAGAATAGTCGTTGGTGGAGGTGTTTCACTAGCGATGAAAGCCATTCGTTTTATTTTTGAGACATTTGGCTTAAAAGTTTTAGATGTAACCGCTGCGTTGGGCGACGCAATAGTAGCGGTTAGGAACTGGATAAAAAATACTTTAAAGAGCTCCGGAATTTTAAACGGAATAAAACGAATATTAACACCGATAATAAAACTCATAATCGACGCTGCTAAGTCAATCTATAATTGGGCTAAAGAAAACAATTTATTAAATAAAATCGCGTCCGGTTTAGGTACTATTTTACAAGGTGTAGCATACTTTATAGAAAAAGTAGTTACAAAGGTAGTTGATTGGATAAAAAACAGCAGTGTTTTAAGAAGTATTTTAACTAAAGTCGGAAGTGTAATATCCGAGTTAATAGATAAAACTTCAAAATGGATTGATGGATTAAAAAACACAGATAATATACCAGAATACATAATATCTGGTTTGGTAAACGGATTAAAAAGTGGTATTGTTAAAGTTAAAGAAGTTGTAGGACTTTTAGCAAACACTATATTATCGACTTTACGGGAGATTTTAGGAATACATTCGCCTGCTAGAGTTCCTATGGAATACGGCGAATTGACTGGTGAAGGATTTGCAGTTGGTATAGGCAATGCTACTATGACCACTGTAGAGGCCGTTACTAAGTTCGTAGGCAAGGCTATAACTACTCTGAAAAATTTAACAGTATCAGGCGTTAAATATTTAATAACTAACATGCCTAAAATTCTGGAGTTTTTTTCTAAAATTCCATGGGGTACTATTATTTTCGGAGGATTAGCGATTTCGTTAGCTAAAGGAGTTGGAAAATTAGATTCAACGTTAGATAAAATATCTGAAATAGTATCTAACAATCCGTTAACTATTTTAACAAAAGCTGCAAACAATTTATCAATCGGAATTAATAACTTAATGACTGAGTTAGGAAAAGCTAAAAAAATAAAAGCTGTAACTCAGATGATATATTCTATAGCAATTAGCATCGCTTTAATAGCAGCATCTATATTTCTTTTATCTAAAATCGATGATGATGGTTTGAAACGTGCAATTACAGTTATTGAAATTATAACCATCATATTAGCAGCCCTTGTGACGTTAATGTACTTTTTAGACAAAAAATCGTCATCGTTTAATAAAATCGATAAAGATAAAAAGATTATAAACGACACAGTATTAAATCTTATAGGTATAGCCGCCAGTTTCTTCCTGATGGCTTTGGCGTTTACGATATTAGCTAGTATAAAACAAGAGAACGTAGCTCAAGCAATAGTTATGATGGGTGCTTTATGGCTTATTGCTTTAACATTAATACCGTTATCGGCTATATCTAATAAAGTCAATGGCGCTGGAAAAACTATGGTATACATAGCGATTTCATTTTTAATAATGGCTAACGTTATGAAATCCGTAGGAAAAATGGATTCTGATACGATATTTAAAGGTTTAGTCACATTAAACGCCTTTAAATGGATGGTTATACAGATGATGGCCATTAACGCACTGTGTAAGTCAATGAACAACGCCGGGAAGAACATGATGTACATATCCGTAGCGTTTTTAGTCATGGCCAAAGTTGTAAAATACGCAGGTAGTATACCCGAAAAAGAGACAAGCCGAGGAATAAATGCATTAAAGAAATTTACTGGCCTTGTGATAGCTTTAATGGTAGTTCAAGGCGTTATTGATTTCCTTAATTCTAATAGTGCCGGTTCGAAACGAGCATACAGTAATGTCGGTAAAATGATATTATACATAGCTATCGCGTTCGGAGTAATGACCTTGGTTATAAAGGCTATATCTAAAATAAGTGACAAAAACTTAGAACGAGGTATAGGTGTTTTATGGATATTTGCCGCATTAGTGTCAGCGTTAATAGCAGTAAATCATTTCATGGGCGATGTTAAAGGTAGTGCTTTATCAATAGGTGGTACTATATTATTAGTTACCTTCTCTATGTTTTTAATGGGTGCTTTGGCTGTAGCGATAGGTTTTGTACCGACACGTCTGTTGGAAAAAGGTGTAACTGTAATAGGAATATTCGCTATTTTAATATCAGGTTTGATGGTTGCAGCTGGTGAAGTTAAAAGCGATGCTAGAAAATCTTTACTTGCAATAGTTGCCATGCTAGGAGTAGTGACTGTAGCTATATTACTATTTTCTTTAATAAAGCCAGAACGATTATACAGCGCCGTTGGCGCTATGACGATACTGGCAGCTGCTATATCTGGCATGATGATAGCATCTAAGTACGCTAATGGGTCTAAAGAAGCTATTAAAGGTATGATTTCAGTAGGTGTACTACTTATAATAATAGCTGGCGTTATATACGGTATGTGTGAATTGGGCGTTGATTCCAAGACCGCTTTAGGTACAGCTATAGCGTTGGGTATTTTAATGTTGGCGTTAGCGTCATCGCTAGCAATAATATCCAAAGTTAAGGATTTAGATAGTAAAACAATTACGGCGCTCTATATTATATCTGGCGTTTTAGTTATTATAGGTGGTATCTTATTTTTACTCGATACGTTACATGTTGAATCTAACATAGTTACCGTTTTAAGTTTAGCCGTCCTTATAAATGCACTAGCAGCTGCAGTATTGATATTAAGTCAATCGAAAGAGATAAAAAAAGGTGCATTAAAATCGTTAGTAATAATGTCACTAGTAATTGGCATATTAGGCGCGATATTATTAGCTATGGATAAACTTAAGGTTAAAACAAGTATCAAAACAGCATTATCTTTAGCTATTTTAATAAATGCATTGGCTGCTGCTGTCGTAATATTATCGTATGCTAATGTTACACTAGACGAGAGCGTTATAAAATCAATGTTAGCTCTGATATTAATGGTTTGTGGAGCTATGATATTAATTTCGGCGGCTTTATTAATGTTAAAGAACGTAAATAATGCTATTCCAAGCGCTCTAGCTTTAACCGCAATTATGTTGGCAATGGTACCATTAATAATCGCGTTAGGTTTAGTTGCCGCAGTGTTATCGTTAGATGTTCTTGGTGCTGGATGGAAAGCAGCTATGATTATATTAGCCGGTGTTATAGTGTCCATGTTGGCTATAGTCGGTGTTTTAGCGTTAATGCAAGGCATAGACAACGCTACTGCAAATGCAATAATATTAGTATTCTTACTAAACGCAATATCAGACGTATTAATTAAAGTCGCTCCGTTAGCACCATTAGCGTTAATAGCTAGTGTAGCTATAGGAGCATTATCGGCGGTATTGGTTGTATTGGGAGGTTTAATAACTGCAATCGGTGCCTTAGCATCAAAATATCCTCAAATAGAAGAGTATATTAATACAGGCGCTCCTATCATGATTAAACTTGCTAACACAGTAGGACAAATGATTGGCGCGTTTATAGCAGGTATAGCCGAAGGAATAATGCAAATTTTACCTGCGTTTGGTCAAGCACTTAGCGACTTCGCTAACAATTTAAATAATGGTTTCATAGAAGTAATGAAACTTGCCGCTGATGAGCAGGTTCTTACTGGTGCCGGAATTTTAGTAGCTTCTATATTAGCATTATGTGTAGCCCAATTAATTGAAGGAATAACTAATTTACTACCGTTCGTTCCTAGTATGTTCGACCTTGGTGTTCAATTAAGCAAATTTGCTGTCGCATCTATACCGTTTATTATTGCTTGTAAACAAATGGGACCAGATGGAGCAATGGGAGCTAAAGCATTATGCGACGCATTAATGATGATAACAAAGGCTGAACTACTCCAAAGTTTAACCGGTTTCATAGAGTTTTTTACTGGTTCAAGTGATACTTTTGATATCATGTTATCGAAATTGGTATCATTCGGTTATGCTGCGGTAGAGTTTTCCAACGTCGTATCTGGTAATATCGATGTCGAAGCTGTTACTGCTGCTGTATCTATAGGCGAAATGATTACTTCATTACAAGAAGCAATACCGGCAGTCGCGGCATTTAATGATGCTGACTTCGATTCGTTTAGCGCATCAGTAGCTGGTTTTGGAATTGCAATAGTGGCCATGAACAACGCGTTAACCGATGATGAAGGTAACAGCGTAATAAACTTAGGCGCGATAGATACAGCAAAGAAAGCCGGATTATTAATGACAGAATTGGCTGATAAAATTCCTAAACGTAAAGGTTGGGTTAGTAAAATAATGGGTGAAACTGACCTAGGTCTATTCGGAGCAAGTTGTGCTGCATATGGTGCCGCTATGGTTTTGTTTAGTAATACAGTTACAGATTCTGAGGGTAAGAGTAGAATAAATACAGAATCGATTCAAGCCGCTGCAGATGCTGGCGGAATAATGGCTGAGTTAAACGGAAAAGTTCCTACGACAAACGGTTTCTGGCAAAAAGTAGCTGGCTCCAAAAGCTTAGAAGACTTCGGTCTTAGTATTGAGGCTTACGGACAAGCTATGATTAGATTTAGTGATGCTGTAGTCGATGAAAACGGTAGTGTTAAAATAAATCCTAGAGCAGTAGACGCAGCATATTACGCAGGTAGTATTTTCGCTTCTTTAACAAACTCGTTAGCTCCTCAACAGGGTGTCATATCGTCATTATTCACGTCTGAAAAAGACTTGAGTGATTTCGGCACCCAACTGGAAAGTTTCGGTACGTCAGTAGTAAATTTCTCGTCCACAGTTGATGGTAATTTAGGCGACGACCCTAAAGGCATGGTAGACGATGTAAGTTATATTGTTACAAGTATTCTCGGTGTATTACCTTCAGAAGAAAATGGCAATAAAGCTATTTTAGATAAGAATCTAATCGGTAAGTTTGGTGATAATTTCAAGACTTTAGGCGAAAAAATTAAAGGTTTTAGCGATAAAGTAAAGAACATAGATGAAACGGCTGTAACAAGCGCAGCGAAAGCGATAAACGATTTATCAGCGGCTGGTGCAAGTATGGAAAGTGTAACTACAACCGGCGCTAATTCATTTGGTGCTAAGTTAACGGCGTTAGCTGATGCTATGTATGATTTTAACACCAAAATAGCGGATTACGATTTCTCTGGTTTGGAAAATTTCGCTGAAGCATTAGTAGAATTCGCTCATATCTCTATCGACAATTATGTTTTAGCATATAAAGATGGGTATAAGGACTTATATTCAGCAGGTTATTCTGCTGGTGAAATAACAAGAAGAGGCTTCAGTGACGCATTGCTAGACCCCATCGAAAAACCGATGGCGACTATAATGGCTACCGTTATGGAAACAATAGCTAATACCTTAAATGATGATAATAAAAAAGAAACCATAAGAATAGGCGCTGGTAATGTAGTGTCACTTATAATTGCTGAATTCAATTATCGTTTAGGAATAGGCCCGAATGCTACAAATGATTTCTACAATATCGGTGTAAAAATAATATCTTCCATCATTGACGGTATGTCTGATAAAGCTGATAGAGCAAAAGATAGGGCTGGTATTATACTCGACGGTATATACTCTACAATCGATAAAAAGACACGTGGTTACGCTGGTACTAAAGCAAACGGATTACAAAGCGCTGCAGAAGACGTAGCGAACGCTATTAGTTTATCGACTGAGTTTCAGCCTACAATTAGACCGATTCTTGATTTATCAGATATTACGTCTGGCGGTAAACGGATTAACTCTATATTTAACGGATTTAGTATTAGTACTTCGTTCAGATTAGCGGCTACGTCCAATAGCATGTTTAACGCTAATCGTTCGAACACTATATCTCCGCTTGATATTTTGAAGAACATATCCGGTACACCTAAAACAGTAAACAATTACGAAATAAATGGAATTTCCTACGACGACGGTTCGACTATAGCGAATGCAGTATTACAGCTTATAAACGCAGTCAGAGTAGAAGAAAGGATGTAAAATGGCATCACCAATTGTAACTAAATTCGAAGTCCAAACAGGTACTACAAATACATTATTTGCCAAATGGACATGGGATAAAAACCATACTGCAAACTATAAAACAAAATGGCAATACAAAGTAGATACCTTGACAACTGGCTCTCAGGGATGGTTCGACGGTCAGGAAGGAAGTCCGTCTACCAAACAAGAGACTTGGGGTATTCCAAGTAATGCGAAAAAGATACGTTTTAAGGTAAAAGCTATATCTGAAACGTATCAGGATTCTAATAATAATGAACATAGTTATTGGACATCCGAATATAGTAGTTGGGTTTATTTTGTTGTTGAAGAGGAGGCGCCACCTTCAGCGCCTTCCACTCCTCAAGTAGAACTCGACGAACTATATAACTTAACTATGTCTTTGGAAGGATTGACATATCCAAAAGGTTCTCAAATCCAGTTTGCGGTGGCGGTCGATGGAAATAACACGTTACAACGAAGTAGCTGGCTTGACATACCAATAACAAACGCGGTAAGCTATGTCGTAACTCTTCAACCCGGTAAAACGTACAGAGTAAAGGCTAGAGCTAGAACTACAACGGATAATATATCGGAATGGAGTGCGTATTCATCCGCGACTTTAACTCCTCCACCAGTTCCGGGAGAAATAACAGAATGTAGAGCTACTTCTTTAACATCAATTTATATTTCTTGGAGTGAGTCTCCAACTGCTACTTCATACGAACTTCAATATGCTGAAAAAATTTCTGATTTCTTTTATCAGGATACAGCTACTAGCATAACTGGTATATTGTATAATAGTTTTGAAAAAACTGGGTTACAAACAGGAAAGGTATACGTATTCCGAGTAAGAGCGGTTAACTCGGCAGGTAATTCACCTTGGTCGGTATCGTATGGACGAGTATCTTTAGGAAAAAAACCTAATCCTCCTACTACATGGTCGTCAACAACTGCCGCTTCAGTTGTTGATACAGTAGTACTATATTGGTTACATAATGCTGAAGACAATTCAAAACAAACTGCGGCAACGATAGTGTTATCCTCACCTAATGCGAGACCAAAAGAAATAAATGTAACCGGAGAGACGACGTCGTATACGTTAAAGAGTGCTGATTTACCTGAGTTTTTCAAAGACGGTGCTGTTATAACTTGGAGAGTTAAGACAAAAGGCGCGTTAGATGACTACAGCGACTTCTCAGAAGAAAAGACTATTAACGTGTATATATCTCCATCGTTAGAAATGCACCTAACCGATGGAACTGGAAACGAAGTGGTAGACACTGTAGTTTCATATCCATTAACAGTAACGGGTATATATCTTGCTGGCAACCAAAAGCCTATTACATACTTATTAGAAATAACGGCTAACAACAATTTTGATAGCCAAGATTCATACGGTAATGACATAGTTGTTACTAAAGGTACCGTTTTATATTCTGAGCATTTCGACATTGACACGAATTTTAGTAAAACATTAACTCCTAAAGATGTCAAATTAGATAATAATGGCGAATATACGTTAGACTTACATGTCACTATGAACAGTGGTCTAGTAGGATGGGGTCAATATACATTTACTGTAGCATGGTCTCAAACTGTACCGGAACCTAATGCCGAAATCGCTATAAACCGAGATACATATCAGGCGTATATACGTCCTTATTGTATATTTGATACTGGGTTTAAACCGGTAAAGATGTATTTATCTGTTTATAGACGAGAAAACGACGGACGATTCACAACAATTATGGAAAACATAGAGCAAGAAACAGACGGTAATAGATACATATATGCAACAGACCCTCATCCAGCCTTAGATTCGGCTAGATATAGAATCGTTGCTAAATCTTCAACCACTGGAGAAATGAATTATTACGACGTTCCGGGTATTGAATTCGGTGAGAAGGCTATAATTATTCAGTGGGACGAAAATTATGTCCCGTATGATATAGATAGTAACGATAGAGTTAAAGAAAGTAATGGTTGGAATGGTTCTCTATTAAAACTTCCATATAACATAGATGTAGACAATAAAATAGCTAAAGACGTCACATTAGTGGAGTACGCAGGTAGAGAAAACCCAGTGTCGTATTATGGTGTGTTAAAAAAGCAAACTGGTTCGTGGAAAGTAGAAGTTCCTAAATACGATAAAGAGACATTGTATCAATTGCAACGTCTTAATCTATATTGTGGTGATGTTTATGTTAGAGAACCGTCCGGTGTAGGTTATTGGGCTAACGTAAATGTAACATTCTCTTTAACACATCTCGCAGTAACAGTTCCTGTCACACTAGATATAACCAGAGTTGAAGGAGGTATGTAATTATGGTAGATTGGACTAAATCCATGACCCAATCGTTTGAATATTACTACGTTGATGAAAACACTTGGAAGGACAAAACGCGTTTAAGTAGTGTAATAAGCTCAGATTTTCAAAGAGATTTGACTTCAGAGACTCTTGGTTCTGCTACGTTCAACACTCATGAATTCGATGGAGAAAAGTATATACGAACATATTTGATTGTGGTTCAAAATGGAATCAGAGAAAGAATATGTTTGAATACTAGTCTTGTTCAGACACCATCTTTATCGTTTGACGGAAAAGTTTTTTCTAAAAATCTTCAAGCGTATTCTCCGCTGTATGAATTAAAAGACGGAAAACCTCCTGTTGGATACTATTTAAAAATGGGTTCCAACATATTAGAAAGCGCTATAACGTTAATTACAGAACATTGCCGAGCACCAGTTGTTAGAAAAACATTTAGCAAAAATCTTTTAACTGATTTCGTTGCTGATTCAGGTGACGATTGGTTAACTTTTATAAGCGATTTGTTAGGTCAGGCAGAACATCACATAGCGCTTTCACCTTCTGGAGAAATCATTTTAGAAAAAGATGTAAAGTTTTCTGAGACAATACCTATATGGGAATTCAACGACGATAACTCATCTATACTTCTTCCGAGTATAACTATGGAATACGATTTATGCGATATACCTAACACGGTAGAAGTAATTTATTCTGACGATAAAAATTATATTTTTTCGAGAGCTGTCAATGATGACCCAGATTCACCTACTTCCACTGTGTCTAGAGGTCGTGAAATTCTGGCTAGAGTCACTCAACCGGTTATCGTAGGTAATCCAACTCAAGACGAAGTTGATGACTATGCTCAACGAACGCTTGAACAGATGTCAACCGTAACTTATAAACTGAATTATTCTCACGGCTATTGTCCAGTAACCATAGGTGATTCTATAAGATTAAATTACAAAAAGGCTGGATTATATAACATTAAGGCTAAAGTTATGTCTCAGACCTATAATTGTAGTAAATCAATGTCAGTTTCTGAGACAGCAGCATTTCCAGTTAATTTGTGGAAAGGAACTATGTACCATGTATAAACTACCGCCTAACATAGTTAAGACGTTTGCGTCTACTTTTAAAAAAGAAAAACCAAAAACATCGTCTACTGTTTATGGATATGCCGTTATAAACGAAGGAAAGATTTATGTTAAGTTGGACGGGTCAACTGAATATACGCCAGTTGTTTCAACCATAGATGTTGTTGATGGCGATAGAGTAATAGTTAATATAACAAACCACAGAGCTATGATTGTAAATGATATTTCTTCTCCTGCAGCTAGAAGTAATTCTGTAGCAGAATTAAGAGGCGAATTATCTGATATTACTGACGTTCATAAAACGGCGTTCGCATTTAAAAGTTTGAATAATGTTAAGTTAGAGTCTTTTTATGATTATATGATAAAAAAGGGCTTTATAACTAGATACGTTAAGATGTCTGACGAGACAGAAGAAGCATCTGCTGTGGTTTTGTTCAACTTATCGTCCGGAGCCGTTATATCAGGTTCGAATATATTAAACAATAGTATAACTAGCGATAAACTTGCCGAGTCCGCAGCAACAGAGATAATTTCTAAAATACCAGATACAGGTTTTGTTGAATTAACATTACAGTCTAGTTTCGAAAATTACAACGACTCCTCTAAATTAAGTTATCGTGAAATAAATAACAGTATGATTTATTTAGATGGGGTTGTTAAAAGAGCAAAAGGTTTAACAAGCAGTCAGATTTTAACTATTATTCCGAGAAATGTTTCACCAAAACACGATATGGAATTTATATTTCCATGTGACAATGATAGAATGTGCTATGCTACTTTGTCAACAATAGGTATATTAACTATAACAAGTGTATACGACCAAGATGGAACAAAATCTACTGAGCCATTAAATCGTGTTTACATAAATACATCATATACAGTGTGGAGAGGATAACATATGGATGATACAATTTTAGTTGCTATTCTATCATTTATCGGAACTATAATTGGCACGTTCGGCGGTATACTTACAGCGAACAAGCTCACCAATTATAGATTAACTCAGATAGAAAAAAAGATAGAACAGAATACATTATCATACGAACACATTGCTGCTGAACTATGCAACTTACGCACGTCATATGAAGTTTGTTCTGTTAAAATATGTAACTTAGAAAAAAGATTAAACAACATAGAAAAGCTCATTGAGGAGAAAAACATATGAAATTAAATTTTAAAGTTAGGTTAAAGAACAAGTTATTTTGGACGACCATGATACCAGCTGTTATTTTACTTGTAACGCAGGTATGTAAATTATTCGGTCTAAACTTAGACCTTAGCGGTATATCGTCTTTGTTACTCGACATAGTTTCTACAGTATTTATAATTTTAACAATTTTAGGTATTGTTAACGACCCGACTACTAACGGCATATCGGATTCAGACCTCGCAATGACGTATAAAGAGCCTAAACGATAAAAACATAGTGTATTATGGGATAAATACCCATAATTTATATTTTTATCGGAGGATTATTATGAACAAGATTATCGAAACAATAATCGAACGTGGATTGTTTGTTATTGGAGGTGTTCTGCTTGGATGGGCTATATCTAACAAGATAAGTGAACACGACATGGCAGAATATCGTAAAGACCGCCAACTTGACGCGATTCATGTCAGATTAGACGAAATCAATAATAAACTTGACAATAAAAAGCACAACTAAAGGTATGACAACCAACTAGGGCACTCACTTGAAAAACAGTGGGTGTTCTTTTTGACGATGAAAACATGTTATATTATGGGATAAATACCCGAAACTATATTTTATCGGAGGAATTTTTATGAAAAACGAATTTAGTGAAATAGTTGAATTGGAGAAAGTAAGGAAGAAATTCGAGGAGGTTGCAGATAAATATCTGAAATCTTGGACGGACTTGTACACTCAAATGTACTCTGGAGAAGAATTCAAGATTCTTGACTCCTATGTAAAATTTGATACATGCGAGGCATGTGTCGAGTTTACGTGGATGGGTGTCAGAACAGAAGCTATATTACAGCTTCAGCAATACGATGAGAAGTCTGGACGGATGGATTGGATAGCTGCATCACGAACCCTCGACTATATTACTACGTTCGACGATGAAGAAGACTAAGATGAGGACGAAGTAGAATAAGGTTTAAAACCCGACTAGGGCACTCACTTGAAAAACAGTGGGTGTTCTTTTTGACGATGAAAACAGATTATATTATGGAGTAAAATCCTAATAATTTTTGGAGGTTTAAGCTATGAAAACGCGTATAAAGACGGAAGAATTACAGAGGGAATACGCATTACATTCCAAAGACGTGGAGAAAAAAATGGAGTATTTATTTGATAGGATATTCGAAAAATTTGAAGAATATCGTCTTTTGGATATCCATTCAGTTTACGATACATGTGAAACTTGTGTGATATTCGAACTCGGAGGCGACTATTTTTCGGTGGTGTTCGAATTATTGAAAATAAATGACGACGGAACGGGAAACCAACTCATAACGGTTAAGGGAACAAATACGTTAATGGTAAGAGCTCTGTATAAATATTTTAGCGAAAAGTATTAACTAAAAGAAACAACGTTGGGATTTAGCGAACAAAGACACTCACTTGAAAAACAGTGGGTGTTCTTTTTAACCAGAAAAACAGGCAGTTTTATGGGATAAATACCAATAATTTATATTTGGAGGATTCATGTTATGAAGACAAATTCAAAGGAAGTTATTGAACTGGAGAAAATGAGGAAGAAATTTGAAGAGGTATCAGAAGAATATCTGAAATCTTGGATACACCTTTTTACTCAACAGTTCTGTTGCGCGGAATTCGAGCTTCTTGAAATTTACATTAACCGTAACACATGTGAATTGTTTATTGAGTTTAAGATTGTAGATATCAGAATGGAAGCTGTATTCCAGCTTAAGAACTATGATGAAGATGAAGGTCGTCTTGATTGGACAGGTATGATTCGGCCTTTCGATTTATTTTCTACGTTCGAAGATAACTACGATGATGAGGACGAAGACGAAGAATAAGAATAAGGTTTAAAACCCAAAAAGGGCACTCACTTGAAAAACAGTGGGTGTTCTTTTTTTACGACAAAAACATTGTATATTATGAAAAAGAAAGATTAGGTAAGTACAAGAACCTAATTGAGAATTGTAAGTATGAATGAACTAATGAAGATGCTCAACTTGTAAGGGTTGGGGACCGTAAGGACAGCACGAGTTGTTTATATCAAGTTAATATAAACGGGGGTGCACATCTATATTGACTTACACTTTCTTTTTTTTTCGACTAGAAAAACATCGTATATTATGGGATAAAATCCGAAATATTTTTGACATTTAGGAGGAACAATATGATTACAATACTGGTGTTGATTTTTTTATCATTAGCAGCAATAGGGAGTATTATGATAATAAGTTATGCGCCCTATCTTCTGTTGATGGTGATAGCACTAACAGTAATATTGGTCGTTTGTGAAATATTCAAATGGTTTATAAAGTAACATGGATTGAAACAAACTAAGGCACTCACTTGAAAAACAGTGGGTGTTCTTTTTAACGATAAAAACATATGCTATTATGGAGTAAAATCCTAATAGAATTTTTTGGAGGACTTTATTATGAAACTCTATCTGACAAAAAAAGATGAAAACGTAAAGGCAGCTTTTCGGGCTCAGGCCGAAGAAGTTGAAGAGAATTGGAAGCTATTTTTTGATAAAACGTTTGCAACGTTTGAAGATTACAAGATGGTTGACCACCACTCGGATTATGAAACGTGTACGACTTGGTACACATTCACTTTCGATGGCGATTACTATAAAGTAATGTTCGAACTCGCGAAAGTTGGAAAAAATGGGAGCGTGAAAAACCTCAATTTCAGCGTCTACGGACTTGATGTATGGAAAAGTGTGATAATACGGAATTACATTAGGGATGTATTGAAAAAATGTAAGAAAGAGATGAAGAAAGAGATGAAAGAGATGAAGAAAACTAAATAGGAATAGGAACGAACCCAATAAGGGCACTCACTTGCTTGAAAAACAGTGGGTGTTCTTTTTTGACGATAAAAACATCGTATATTATGGAGTAAAATCCGAAATATTTTTGACATTTAGGAGGCAAAAACATGGTAACGATAGCAATATTGTCAATATTGTTGTTAGCAGTGATAGGAGGCATAATATTGAGTTATATACCTTATATCTTAATAGCAATAATGGCGGCATCTGTTATTTTATTAACAGTGGCAGTCTGCAAATGGATTGTAAAATAAAGGATAAAACCCAAAATTAGGACACTCACTTGATAAACAGTGGGTGTTCTTTTTTGACGATAAAAACATCGTATATTATGGAGTAAAATCCTAATAAAATTTTTAAAAACGGAGGCATACTATGATTGTCGGTATAATACTATTGGTACTTGGTGTATATCTGATAACAAAGAATGACGGTTGAAAAAAATAAGGTAGGAATTAACGCTAAGGCACTCACTTGAAAAACAGTGGGTGTTCCTTTTTGACGAGAAAAACATATACTATTATGGAGTAAATATATGATATAGTGTTATTATGAAAGGAGGAAACTTATGTAATAAACTAAAGTCTCATATTTTTGTTATCCTTTGGGCACTCACTTGAAATACAGTGGGTGTTCCTTTTTGACGAGAAAAACATTGTATATTATGGGATAGATAGAATCCTAATAATTTTTTATATTTTGGAGGAAACAATTATGGCAACTTTAATTATTCTCGGACTTGTATGTTCTTTTGCAGGAGGCTTGCTTAGCGCCATAGGAAACAAAAAACAACAACGTAAGATGATAAAGGAAGAAGTTAGACGAGTTTACATTCATGGTGTAAAGAAAAAATAAGGATATCTTAAACCAAAGGCACTCACTTGAAATACAGTGGGTGTTCTTGTTTGACCAGAAAAACAGGTCGTTTTATGGTATAAATACCAAAATTATATTTTTTGGAGGATTATTATGTTCACCGGAGCATGGAAAGCGCTTGTGGAAATTATTTATAATACCACAGGAAGTTTGTTTGTGGGCGTATATCTGTACGCGTTACTAACATTGATAGAGATATTTTCATTAAGCGTTATAATTATGCATATCGCTGAAAAAATAAGAACAAGAAAAGGAAAAAGATAAGGTGTTAACCATGAGCGCACTCACTTGAAATACAGTGAGTGTTTCATTTTAACGTTAAAAACACGTACTATTATGGGAATTATTTCCTAATTTATATTTGGAGGTTATTACGAACATGAACATGAACGACGAAAAGACGAAGAAACAATATGAGGAATGCATCACCGCAAGTATATTGGTGATTCAGAATCTGTGGAGTATGAGAAACGCCGCGCAGATTCTAGATAATCAATATAGGGACATCCTCAGTCTATTAACTGACGTCTCGTATGGTCTTAGTGAAATAATTACAAACCAGACGAATATCAACTAAGAAGTTTAAAACCCAAAACGGGGCACTCACTTGAAATACAGTGGGTGTTCTTGTTTGACCAGAAAAACAGGTCGTTTTATGGTATAAATACCAAAATTATATTTTTTGGAGGCGTTTATGAAGAAAAAAACGAATTTTCAGGCTCTTAAAGCGGAGGAACGAAGAATATTGGCTCAACTGAACAAACTTGACATCAATGATGACGAGTACGACAAGCAATTAGGCCGTTTAATTAAAGTACGGGAGATGATTATAAAATCTACCGACGCGTATACAAAGCGTCGGGAAATAGTATCATCTCTCGTGCCAGTAGGCATAAGTTGTTGTGTCTTCTTGCTTTCATTATTTGTTGAATACTCAGGTGATAGCATGTTTACTTCGGAGGCGGCGAAAAGCCTGTTTAAGAAGTTAACAAAATAAGCATTCAAAGAAAAATAAGATTGGAGGTAAAATAGAACAGATTAAACAGTCTGTTCTATTGTTTCAAAAGTGAATAATAGGTTAAAATCTAACATTTTAATCGGAGCTGGAATCGGTGGATTGATATTTTCCGGAATCCAGCTTTTCAACATTGGTAAAAAGCACGCTAACTTATATTCTGATAAGTTGATTTCCAGAAAAGAAAAAATAAAGAGCACATGGAAGAGCTATATTCCGGTCGCGATTAATGTTGTTACATCTTCGGGAGCGATAATCGCAGGTGCTATTGGATTAAATAATTCAATCATAGCTACGTCTACGCTGGTTGGAGTGACACAGAATGCGCTCTCTAGTTATAAATCTGCTGTTGCAGACACGGTTTCTAACGAAGTTAAGGACGCGATACAAGAGAAAGCTAATAAGAAATCTATGGATTCCAATGATTCAACTCCTTCGCCTAATGACATACGCCAGATGGATGAGATGATGTGCTATGACTCGTATTCTGGAAGATATTTTTATTCGAATATCTTAAGTCTTGAACGAGCTATTAATAGTGTCAACCGAGACATAATGAATTATGATGCGTGTTCATTAAATGAGTTCTATGCGTATCTAGATAAAGATGGCTCAGATATTGGAGATATAGTCGGCTGGACGTCCAAGGAGTATGAACGTTCAGGCGATGGTCTTGATATTGTGTATCATTACGAAAAGTCAAAACACGGGTATCCGGTGCTGGTATTTTCGTATACTAGCGACCCGGTATATAATTTTAACAAAGCTTTTTAATCTGGAGGTATAATTATATGAGTAGGAATGTGGAACTGATGAGGGAAATACGATTGTGGACAACTAACATAATTATCCCAGTCGGTATCGCAGCGTTTATCATCATAAAACGAAATCCTGCAAAGTGGACGTCGTTTAAAAATTCTGTAAAGAACAAATTTAAAAAAGCTAAAGATGAGGTGTCAAAATGAGTTTCAGCGAATTTTTTAAAAAAAATGGGAATTATATTCTTAGTGCATTGAGCGTTGTAGGAACGGTAGCGTCTATCGTACTTACGGCTAAAATAACGCCCAAAGCAGTACAACGAAAAGAAGAGTTGAAAAAACAGAAGGGCGACAATTTTACAAAAAAAGATGCTGTTATTAGTGACGTCAAATCGTACGCTCCTGTAATAGCTACCGGAATAGGTACTGTAGCTAGCATCGTTGGAAATACAATATTGTCCAACAGACAACAGGCATCTTTGATTGGACTGTACACGTTTGCGAACGCATCTTACAGTAAATACAAAGACAAAATTAATTCAGCGTTGGAAAAGGCTGGACTTAAGGACAAAATTGAGGAAGACATCGCTAGACAAGATGTCAAAGATATGGGTATAAGTATATCCGATGATAACCCGGATACTATACTTGTCTATGACATGTTTACTTTGTCATACATGGAGACTACAATGGATGAACTCCTGACAGCTGAGCATTATGTAAATGAAGTTGTCCGCAAACGCGGAAGGTGTTCCGTTATAGATTTTTATAGACAATTGGACATGGATATTGTACTTAAGAACTATTATGACGACGAATATCCTATAAGCATGCAATCTTTGTGGTGGATTGACGAAGAAGTTCATTTTTGGCATCGTAGAGCTTGCATAGATGAGAATTTTTACGTCTTGATGTTGTCGTTTGAAGAACCGCAATTGCTGTAAGGAGAATCGATAATGCTTACTATAGATAAAGTGAGCGTTTACGGTTTCGAAGAGTCGATACGAGGGATGCGTAACCCAATGAATTCTTGGGACAAATCAGATAGTGGGTATAGTAATATCCCTCGTATTGACGCTATGATAGGTGAAACCGAGCTCAATATTGAATCTTCAGACCATGTATATCTTCTAGGGTACAATGACACGACTTTGATGAATCAACTTGTCAAAGCAGGGCCGTCTCACAGAAAATTCCTAAGAATGATAGTAGTATATATGGATATTGTCGCACCATTATATTGGTGGAAAGAGTTCGACACATATAAAGTCGGGTCTGTAAGCAACTCATGCTCAACAATGCATAAGATAACGTCTAAAAAATTCGTGCTAGAAGATTTTAGCACTGATATGTTAACGGATTTCGATTGTCTAGACAATATAATCGCATCTTTAAATAAGAATCGCGATTTATATTTAAAAACAAATGACAAAAAATATTGGTGGAATATAATTCAAATACTACCCAGTTCGTATAATCAAAAACGAACGGTTATGCTTAGTTATGAGGTATTACACAAGATGTATAATGAGCGAAAGTCTCATAAATTGTACGAATGGATTAGTTTTTGTAAAAAAATACGTGAGCTGCCTAACAGTTGGCTTATAACAGGAGGAAGATTCGAAGATGAACATATTTAACGTTTTAGGAACCGTCTGTGATATGATAGGCGGATTTCTTATAGCAAGATATTTGGAAAACGATATGAAAAAAGAAATATCGGAAGAAATAAAAAAGTACGAGATAAGAACAAATTAACGAGAAAAACAAATGCTATTATGGGATACTACCAAAAAATTAAAACTTGGAGGATACTATGATAGTAGGGCTTATTATTGGAATAATTTGTGTTGTATCAATTTCAAAAGCTGTACGCAAGTCTAAGAAAGACGAAGCGGAAACATTGAGGAACGAATACGCACATCATATCCATAAAAATATACATCATATACATAAGTAAGATAAGTAATAGGTAGGAACAAGATGGTCATCAATAAAACGATGACCTTTTTGTTTTATTTTTTTGACGAAAAAAACATGTGCTATTATGGGATACTTCCCAATTTTTAAATTTAAAGGAGATTTTTATTATGAACGAAGAAAACGTAACTCACGTAACGAACGCGGTTGAAAAAGCGGTAACCAACTGTGTTGGCGCAACTGATATTACTGAAACAGCAGTAGCATCAGCGAAAAACATAACGCTTGGAGGAATAGGACTCGGTATCGGTGCTTCGGCATTAATCGGAGGTCTTATTTACGGCGGTATTAAGCTGTATAAGCTGATTGACAGGAAAAATAAGGAACGCAAAAACAAAAAAGTTATTGACATTAACGACTGTGACGTGATTGATTGTGACGGAGAAGAAGTTAAATAAAACTCAATACGATTAAAAAAAGGAGGTATGTAAAGGGGATTGTGATTAAAAACACAGTCTCCTTTATATTTTTTCATGGAAAATAAGGAACAAAATACGCCTAATACACCAAAGGCTAATTTGTCTAAACCAGATTCAGTCTTTTTAAAAATGGCGAAAGACCTTTGGGTTGAGTTAATCAGCCCAAGTTTAAAAAATTTGTTGTCAAATTTGATTAAAAATGGAAGCGATTATCTAATTTATAGAAAAGATATAAAGTCAAATAATCAAGGTCGTTTTTCAAACGGAAGCAATTATACAAATTATAGTTTTCAAAACTACTCGAATAATAATGGTTACACTAACTACAACATTTCTGGCAACAGCCAGCAAATTAACTCAATTAATTGGAAGAAAGCAACAGTGTCGGATTATAACAGTGTAAACTTTAATAATCCTACAGAAGCTAGGAATTTACTTCAAGCATTGACATCTAAAATAGAAGCCACCGGTATGGTTTCTGTCGCGGAGATGTACGATGCTCTGGACATTCCGTTCGATTATGTAACTAACGATTACGGCTGGACTTCATTACGGACAGCCTCTGTTTATCTTTCAAACGGGAAATGGTATATAAAATTCCCAAAACCCATATCATTTAAATCTATTTAAGGAGAAATAAAATGAGTACTGTAAATCATCCTAGGCATTATTCTGGAACGAAAGTAGAATGTATCGACGCCATTGAATCAGCCATTTCTAATAAGAATGGTATTGAAGGATTTTATGTAGGTCAGATTATTAAGTATATTTGGCGGTTTGACCAAAAGAATGAAATTGAAGATTTGGAAAAAGCAAGATGGTATTTGAACCGTCTTATAAAGATTAAGAATAAAACATATGCGAAGAACACAAAGGAGGAAATGTAATGATATCTTTTAATACAATTAAAAATTTTGTAAATGCATGTATGCCTACAGCACTTACTACTATGGGTGTAATCGGTATCTGCGTGTTTGGATATTCTGTAAAGAAGGGCACAGAAAAACATATCGCAGCAAAGAAGAAGCACGAAGAAATCGCGGCTGTCATCGAAGATGCAAAAAACGACGAGTCATTCGAATACACGGAAGAAGATATTGCGAACGATACTAAGGTAAATGACATAACTTACGCTCGCGAATGCGTTAAGGCATATATCCCTTCTGTACTCGTTGGTGGTCTTACAACTGCTGCGTTTGTCGGAGCACACTGTATCTTGAACAAACGCTACCTCACGCTTGGTAGTGCATTTATCGGAGTTTCGAGTGCTTTTAATAAGTACCGAGAAAACGTGAAAGAAAAGTACGGTGAGGATGCTGATAGGCAGTTCAGATTCAATGTAAAGGATGTTAAACAGCCTGAAGATGGGTCTACGTCTAAGAAGAAAAAACCAACTGAAAAGACCATCGAACCTGAGCACAGTGCCTATACAAGGTGCTTCTGTAAAGGGAGTCCGGGTTGGACTGATGACGCAGAAGATAGATTGTTCTATCTGTTGAAGATGCAACGGTTCGCGAATGAAAAATTCAGCGTAAATAAGACTATGACCCTTAACGAGGTGTATGAAATGCTCGGATTCCCGAGGACACCGCAGGGACAACTCGTAGGCTGGAGCAAGAAGATAGACAAAAATGCAAAGATTGATTTTGGTATCTATGATATTTCAGATGAATCAAAACGTTTGTTTATCAACGGTTACGAGCCCGGCATTTGGCTTGACTTTAATGTCCAAGGCGATGTATTGCAGTATATCTAACGAAGGAGGTAAAATACTATGACTAATTGGATGTGGTTTGTAAGTGGTGTTATTGCCGGAGGTCTTATCACAGGTGTTACATCGTTCTTTATATTTAAGAAAAAGAAGGACGAAATGGAAAGAAAATATACCGATATGGTAAATGAGTTTTTTCGTCACGATGATGATGACTTTAAAAAGGATATGGATAATGCGGTAAAAAGCGCAAAAGAAGTAATTGATATTTATTCTGGCTCCATCGAGTCGGATGATATATTCGATGACGACGAGTATCCGGATGACGAGTTTGAAATGTTTTCATCTGACGACGATGAATTGACCGATGATGACGTTATTTGTTATGAAAAAGATGACGATTATGACGGTATACCGAAAGATTGTTACATTGATGCGTCTACGGACATCATGATTATCGATTCATCTGAATACGGAGAAATCCCAACTTATCAGATGATTCAGTGGGAATATAACACTGAACGAGATAAGATGTATGATTTGAAGGGACGAGAGATAACTGATTACGTAGATTACGTAGGAGACTCGTTTAAGCGTATTTTTAGGGAGACCGATGAAGATGCCGTCTATATCCAAAACAACACTCTAAAGAGATATTATGAAATAGCAGAAGATTTGAGCTGAGGATTAATGATGAACGATGAGAATGCATATTTCTCATATCTGGTGAGGAAGATATTTTATAGGAGTGAATATTCACTTTTATTGAAATGTCTTTTCTCAACACCATACATTAATAAGTTCGACGAGGACGATTCTAGGATTAATAACGCATTGTCTAAACGGAGGTTAAGCAATTTCAATGAATATGCTCCTCCGTTTCAGGAATCATCTGTATTTGAACTTCTCGTTGAATTGGCAATGGAAATTGAGAACACCTTGTATGACCCGAAATACGGTTATAGAGGTTCTCAATGGTTTTGGGAATTCATAGTAAATATGGGCCTCATAGATATGACAGATTCAAATTTCGATGAAAAAAGGGTTAGGGATATCATTGATAAATTCTGTAGTAAAACATACAAGAAAAACGGTAGCGGGTCTCCATTTGTGACACGTAATAAAAAAATAGACATGCGAACGTTGTCTATCTGGGACCAGATGCAGGTCTTCATGACAGAACTATGTCATTGATATATCAAAAACGTATAGAAAGGAGAACGGATGGACTTCTATTTAATAGCAACTAAAAGAAGTAAGGATATGACAATTGAAGTCTATCCTAAATTTATCGTTAATCGTACTAACGATTTGATGATAAGAGGCGGCGATTTTTATGCCGTTTGGAACGAGCAAGAACAATTATGGTCTACAGACGAAAGCGTTCTATTGAACCTGATTGACAATGACGTAAAACAGTACGCAAATAAATTGCAAGAGGAGAAACCTGACGTTACGGTCATTCCAAAATTTCTTTGGGATTCAGAATCAGGTCTCATAGATAAATGGCATAAATATTGCCAGAAGCATCTTAGAGACAACTACGTACAATTAGATGATAGAATAACTTTTGCAGACCAGCATCCTAAAAAAGAAGACTATGTGTCAAAAAAGCTATCTTATACGTTAAACGATGGCCCTACAGATGCATGGGATGAACTTGTCGGTACTTTATATTCTTCGACAGAAAAGGAAAAGATAGAATGGGCCATAGGTTCAATCGTAACAGGAGATTCAGTAAACATACAGAAATTTCTCGTGTTTTACGGTTCTGCTGGTACTGGTAAGTCTACAGTCCTTAATATTATTCAGAAGCTATTCGAAGGATATTATTCTGTATTCGATGCAAAAGCCTTAGGTTCATCTAACAATTCTTTTGCTCTTGAACCGTTTAAGTGTAATCCGTTGGTTGGTATACAGCATGACGGTGATTTGTCTAGAATCGAAGATAACACTAGATTAAACAGTCTTGTATCACACGAGATGATGACTGTGAATGAGAAGTATAAGTCGTTGTACAGTAATCGGTACAGGTGTTTCTTATTCATGGGAACCAACAAACCCGTTAAGATAACCGACTCACGTTCAGGTATAATCAGACGATTGATAGATGTTTCACCGACAGGTAAGAAGGTAAGTCAGCAGAAATACAATACGCTTACTAAAAAGATAGACTTTGAACTTGGAGCGATTGCAAATAAGTGTAAAAATGTCTATCTGAGTAATCCGACAAAATATGATAAATACGTTCCAGTTATAATGTTGAACGCTAGTAATGACTTTTATAATTTTGTTTTAGATTCGTATAACAAATTTATGGAAAACAATGGCGTTCCGCTTAAAGTAGCATGGGAAATGTATAAGAACTACTGTGATGAAGCAAAAGTTCAGTATCCGTTTTCGATGCGAATATTCAGAGAAGAATTGAGAAATTACTTCGAAGAGTATCACGAACGTTATATTTTGGAGGATGGGACACGAGCGAGGAGTTATTACCATGGTTTTAAGAATTTATTGGAAGAATCTCAATGCGAAAGTGACAATCATACGGACAATGGATGGCTTTCTATGAAATCTCAACCGTCTGTTCTGGATGATATTTTAAAAGACCAACCAGCGCAATATGCAAATAACGATGGACTTCCGTATAAAAAATGGGATTCGGTTAAAACCACGTTATCAACTATTGATACATCAATATTGCACTATGTCAAGGTGCCGCTTAATCATATAGTTATAGACTTCGACTTGAAAGACAATGGCGAAAAGTCTTTAGCTAAAAACATCGAAGCTGCGTCAAAATTTCCAAAGACGTATGCAGAATTGAGTAAGAGCGGTAAAGGTGTTCACTTACATTATATTTATGAAGGAGATGTTTTTAAGCTATCGAATATTTACTCAGAAAACATAGAAGTAAAGGTGTTCAACGGTAATTCGTCATTGAGACGTCTTTTAACTAAATGTAACCACGAACAAATAGCTTCTATAAATTCCGGGCTTCCGTTAAAAAAAGAAAGTAAAGTGATAGAATTTGACGGATTAAAAAATGAAAAAGCTATACGAACGGTTATATCGAGACATTTAAAAAAGGAGATAATGCCATCAACAAAATCGTCAATAGACATGATATTTAAAACTTTGGAGGAAGCATATGCTAGCGGTATCAAATATGATGTGTCTGACTTGAAAAATGTAATATATGCGTTTGCATTAAATAGCACTAATCAAGCAGGTTATTGCGCGAAAAAAGTGGCAGATATGAAATTCTGTACTAAGCGTGAACCTGTCCGAGATTTAAATAAGGACAATACTGACGACCTAGTGTTTTTCGACGTAGAGGTGTTTCCAAATCTATTTCTTATAAATTGGAAATTTAGAGGTGCAGACAATCCAGTTATACGTTTAATAAATCCAACACCGAACGACGTTAATGAATTATGTGAACACAATTTAATCGGGTTCAACTGTAAACGATATGATAACCATATGTTGTATGCACGGTTAATCGGTTACTCAAATGAGGAACTGTATAACTTAAGTCAAAAGATAATAACCGAAGGTAAAGGATTCTTTGGTCAGGCGTATAGTTTGTCATACGCAGATGTATACGATTTTGCTTCATCTGGAAACAAAATGTCGTTGAAGAAGTTTGAAATAAAATTGGGTATACATCACAAAGAACTCGGGCTACCGTGGGATGAGTCGGTTAAAGATGAAGATATTCAGAAGGTAGCCGAATACTGTGACAACGATGTTATAGCTACTGAAGCCGTATTTGATTTCTTGAAGGGTGATTGGTTTGCTAGACAGATACTTGCTGATTTGTCTGGATTGTCTCTGAACACAAGTACAAATGAACACACCGCTAGAATTATATTTGGTGCAGAAGAGAACCCGCAGAAAGAATTCCGATATAGGGATTTGTCAAAACCTGTCTTCGAACTCGACGAAGATGTATTGATATTTTTGAAAAAGTATTTCCCGGATATGATGGCGATTCGTCATGGTGAAGCGAATAGTCTTTTGCCTTATTTTGACGGATACAAGTTCGATAACGGTGTATCTACTTACAAAGGTATCGAGGTTGGTGAAGGAGGATTTGTATATTCTGAACCCGGAGTATATTTTAATGTCGCGTTGTTAGATATAACATCTCAGCATCCGCATTCTGCATTGTCTGAGTGTTACTTCGGTCCTAAGTATACACAAAATTATATGGACCTCGTAGAAACGAGAGTTGAAGTCAAGCATCAAAATGTGAACGTATTAAGAACAATGTTGGGCGGCAAACTGTCAAAATACGTCGGTCGTATTGAATCTGGAGAACTCAGTTCTAAATATCTTTCGAACGGTCTTAAAACTCCTATAAATGCAGTTTACGGTCAGACATTTGCTTCGTTTGACAATCGTTTTCGTGATATTCGAAACATAGATAACATAATTGCGAAACGAGGCGCATTATTTATGGTCGACCTAAAGGAATTCGTAGAATCTAAAGGATTCACGGTTGCCCATATAAAGACAGACTCAATAAAGATACCAGATGCTACACCTGAAATAATTGAACAGGTCAAAGATTTCGGCAAGAAGTATGGTTATAATTTTGAACACGAAGCTACGTACGAGAAAATGTGTCTCGTAAATAAAGCAGTGTATATAGCTAAAGATGCCAAAGATGGTCATTGGACTGCAACAGGTACTCAATTCGCTGTTCCGTACGTGTTCAAAACATTGTTCTCTCATGAACCAATTATATTTTCTGATTTGTGTGAGACTAAGACAGTTTCCACAGAAATGCTTTTGGACATGAATGAAACTCTTCCTGACGGTGAACACAATTACCAGTACGTAGGAAAAGTTGGAGCGTTTTGTCCTATAAAGTCAGGACATGGCGGAGGTCTTTTGGTCAGCAGAAGAAAAAACAAAGATGGCTCATCTAAATACGATTCAGTCACAGGTACAAAAGACTATAGGTGGCTCGAATCAGAAGACGTAAAAAATCTAGGAAAGGAAGACGATATTGATATTTCATATTACGACAGTTTGGTTGATGATGCAGTAAAAACTATAAGTAAATATGTAAATTTCAATAAATTTGTCGAAGTCGAAAACGATGGAGAAGATAGTTGAATTTGAACTTTATTGTCCAAAATGTAAACATTATGACTCAAGTGACGCAGATGACCCATGCGATTACTGTTTGAGTGTTCCCGCTAGAGAAAATTCTAGGCGGCCTATAAATTACGAAGAAAATAAAAAGAATGTTAAAAAGACAAAAGAAAGGAAATAACTATTATGAATGAAAACACCATGAAAAAACGTAAAGAAGACGATGATATTTTGGAAATACTCATTGCTAACCGTGATAACATTAATGAATTGAAGAACTCAATGAATGAATTGTCAAACGCAATAATGGAATTTGGAGATTTCTTTGAAGAATGGATAAAACAAACAGAAAGCTACACTGATTTGGCTCTCAAAACTTTGAACAAAGACGTATTTGAACAAAAAGATTTGATTCTTAATGCGTCTCTTGGTTTGTCCGGTGAGGTTGGTGAGGTCAATGATATTATAAAAAAATACATGTATCACGGACATAAGCTCGATGACGATACAAAGGAAAAGATTATCCTTGAGCTTGGTGACGTGTGCTGGTATATAGCTCTTATGGCATGGGCTATCGATAAAACTAAGTTCGAAGATGTTCTTAACAAGAATATTGCAAAACTCGAAAAACGTTATCATGGAGAATTCACCACCGAAAAGAGTGTTAATCGTAAGGAAGATTCCGATAATAGTTGTGAAGAAAAGAAAAACGATTGTGATAGGTTTCATAAAATCAATTACGATGAACTTGATAAAATGAGAATAAATTGTACGAATGATTGTGATTTCGAGTTCGAAACTACTATTACCGATGAAGAATGGAACAAATTGCTTAATTATTGTGAAAATGATGTAGCGGCTCAAGAAGAATATTGTTCTCGTCAATCTAAGGAGGATGAAGAAAAAGAAAAAGAAAAAGATACTAAGAAACAAAGCGAAAAGGAATTAAATATAGAAGATATGCTCAATTCGTATTACAATGCACGTCGCTTTAGCGATTTTATTAATTTGCTTTTTGGTAAAAAAGATAGTAAGAAACCGTGTGAAGAAGAAACGAGAACAATTAATGATTTATGGCTTTAAACATAATCGTACTTTTTGAATAAAAGGAGGAAAAATAATATGGAATGCAAGACTAACGGACAAACGATAGAGATTAACAACGCTAAAATTATATTTAAGAATTTTAGTGGAAAACCAGGTGTTTACAACAAGGAAGGAGATAGAAATTTCTGTCTATTGCTTCCCGACGATGCTGCGGTTGACTTCTTTAGACGAAATGGATATTCTCCCACAGTAAAACCCTCGACTTCAGAGGAAGGAGAATTTTTTAGATACATTAAGGTTAAGTTGAAATTTAATCAATGGGGGCCTACTATAATTCTTAAATCCGGTGATAAGAAGACAAGAGTCGATGAGAATCTTGTTTCTGCATTGGATTCTATTAGGATTGAATCGGTTGACATGGATATTAGGCCGTATCATTGGGAGCGTCCTAACGGCGAAAGTGGTCAGACTGCCTATCTCAGCGGTATGACAGTTTACCAGCAAATCGACCGATTTGAACAAATGATGATGGAGACTAACGAAAATGGTTCTTCTGATAATTCTGATGATAGTGATTTGCCTTTTTAATCAAGATTAAATGGTAATATCAATTCGATAACTATTAGACGTTGGGGTCAGCGTTGCCAACGCCGGTGACAAGTAGCGCTAGTCATTTACTCTCGTATGCCTCTTAACAATGCCCACTATGCGAGCTGACCGTCGCTTTCTAGTTCCGATGCGTAAAATAGAACTAGATTCTTTATATTTTAGAGAGGATATATGGAACTTAGAGAATACCAGAAAGACGCATTATCTAAAATGCATAATGGATGTATTTTGTGCGGTGGCGTTGGTTCAGGAAAGTCACTAACTGCTCTTGCCTACGCTAAACTACATGGATATTTAGATGTATACATCATTACTACAGCACGAAAACGTGACACGAATGAGTGGGAATCCGACATACAAAAACATGGCGGATTAGAAGAATATACATTTAAAGTAGATTCATGGAACAACATCAAAAAATATGTTGATGTTAAAGATGCATTCTTTATATTTGACGAACAGAGGGTTATTGGACATGGAGAGTGGGTAAAATGCTTCCTACAAATAACTAAGAAAAACAAATGGATTCTCCTCTCTGCTACACCGGGAGATTCTTGGGAAGACTACATTCCTGTGTTTATTGCAAACGGGTTTTATAAAAACAGAACGGAATTCTTGCATCAACATGCTGTTTTTAGTAAATTTTCGAAATACCCTAAGATAGAAAAATACATTGACGAAGGGTTATTGATATTTTACAAAGACAAAATTCTTGTTCCGATGAACTTCAATCGAAAAACAACTCAACATCATATAAACGTTTTCTGTGATTACGATGTAACTAAGTACAGATACGTAATGCGAAACAGATGGGATATTTTCAATAATAAGCCGATTGAGCAGATTAGCTCATTATGTTACACTCTTAGACGAATAGTAAATGATAACGACAACAAATCTCGTGAAGTTGAAAAAATTCAGAAGTTACATAATCGATTGATTATATTTTACAATTTCGATTATGAACTAGAACGACTTAAAAAAATATCGTACTTAAAAGATACAGTTATCGCCGAATGGAATGGTCACAAACATGATAGTATACCTAAATCCAAAAAATGGGTCTATTTAGTTCAATACACAGCTGGAGCTGAAGGGTGGAACTGTACCGATACAGATACGATTGTGTTTTTCAGTCCAAATTACTCGTATAAGGTCATGGTACAATCGGCTGGTAGAATAGACCGTTTAAATACCAGTTTTGTCGATTTATATTTTTATCATATAAAAACTAAATCGATTATAGATATAGCCATAAATTCAGCTTTATCTAAGAAAAAGAACTTTAATGAAAAGAGTCTAATTAAAAGGAGAAAAATATGAATTGGCCAATTATTTTTTTAATCGGTGTGTTTTTTTCAATTGGCTTTGGCACTCTAGTCGGGATTATCTTGTCTATGAGATAAAACAATAGTATGGAGGAAATTATGAATTATTTATATTTTTTTATCATAGGATTTATTGTCGCTTTTATCGCCTTTATCACAGTGTGCACAATCGGGGTAGTTTTGCCTTCTATATGAAATACTTATTAAAATGGAGGAAATTATGAAATATTTATATTTTGTCGTAGGGATTATCGCTGCAGTCATAACATTTATCATTCTTTTCGCAATTGATACAGTTGTGTCTTCTATATGAAATACTTATTAAAATGGAGGAAATTATGAAATATTTATATTTTGTCGTGCTGTTTAGTATGGGTGCATGGTTATTGTTGGCGCTCTGGTATCTTTTCTATAGAAAACCCTAAAAGTTTTTTATATTTTATAATCATGGGAATTCTTATGAGTATTGAAACACTCTGCTTAGCATTAATACTGATATTGAACATTAAGTACATATAGTAAAATGGAGGAAGAAATATGATAGAAATTTTGATTTTCGCAGGAATGTTGTTCGGTTTTGGGTTTTTAGCCATTGGCACTCACAGTTGGATATATGACGGACCGAGATACTCAATCCCGTGGTATGTCACGTGGTTTATAATACATGGCGGTACTTTTGTTGGATTATTGCTTATGGCAAAAGGAATTATTGGTTGAAATGGAGGAGGAAATTATCATGGAAAAATTCATTCTAGGTTTTATGGCTGCGTGGGCATTTACGTTTATCTTCACTGGAATTTTTTATAAAATAGAACTGTCTTGTGCTGATGGTTCGACATCAAGAAAAATATTCAATGTCATTACAACCGTTATGGCTAATATTGTTTGGTTGTCTCCTTTTATATTTGCTATAGCAGGTTGTCTGTTTAATTTCATAACCGTGATAGCGTCGATAATAATTATAGTCGTGTATTTAATTATAACAGCTGTCATAGGTCAATTTCTTTCTAAATAGGAGGTTATTATTATGGAAAAATTTTTAATCTTCTTTGTTGCTGCGTTTTTCGCAACGTTTATCTTTATCGGTATCTTTCATAAAATAGAGTTGTCGTGTCCGAACAATTCTACTAGTCGGAAAATTTTCGACTGTCTGTCAAGCCTATTGGCGTTCTTACTTTTGATGTCGCCATACATATTTGCAGTTACCGGATATATATTCGGATTCTTCTCTCTTCTCGCATCTATGATTATCGTTGTAGTATACTACTTGATTTTTATATTATTTGGAAAAACAGTTTTAAAATAAGGAGAAAATTATCATGGAAAAAGTAATTAGCACACCTCGCCGTTGGTATAGAATAGAATATTTCGAATGTGATGACGGTCTGTATAAACTCGCGATATACGATAACGCAGGGATTTGCATTCATCCAAAATGGTTTAAAGAATGCGATGTAAAAGGCTCTATGGCTATTAACCTGACGTTGGAAGATGTTCAAGAGTTCTTCAGAGCAATAAAAAACCACGACACAAAGTAGTATACTACTTGATTTTCATATTTAAAATGATGGAGATAATTATGGAAAATTATATTATGGAAAATTATATTTATACTTCACATCGTACATACATAGTAGATGTTATGGAATGCGATGACGGTATGTATAAACTTGAAATTCACGACGATAATGGAACATATCACTATCCTAAGTATTTCATTGATTGTGACGTAGAAGGTATTACGGCCATTAACCTGACGTGGGAAGATGTTCAAAAATTCCTCACTGCTATAAAGGAACACGACGATAATTAAAAAGGAGGTAATTATTATGGTAAAAGTAATTAGCACTTATCGACGTTGGTACAGAATGGAATATTTCGAATGTGATAATGGTCTGTATAAATTCGCGATTTACGATAACGAAGGACATGTTCAAGGCCCGCGTTTTTTCAAGAATTGTGATGTAAAAGATTCTATGGCCATTAATCTAACCTGTGACGATGTCAAAGAGTTCATCACTACTGTAAAAAATTACTGCAATGATGCGATTAAAGGAGGAAATTATGGAAGACTATAAATTCATTTATAAAAATGATAAAGAGTGGCTGGGTTTTATTAAAGATGTATATACGGTCGAGTTTTTTGAAAGCGCTAATGACAATACGTACGAACTCGAAATTTACGACAATACAGGCGTTTACCATGACCCAAAGGAATTCATGGAATGCACTACAAAAGGTTTTCGTGCTGTCAATCTAACAGAAGATGATGTTCAGGCATTTTTCGATAAAGTATGTGATTCTATTTGATTTATAAAAAGGAGGAAATCTTATGTGTTTGTGTTTCAAATATCATAAATTTAACGACATTATATTCAAGAGGATTTGCACTCTCAATCATATATATAATGTAGTAATTTATGAAAATCTTGATGGAACATATGAACTTTCGATTAACGAAAGAGGTTTCTATCTTAAACCTACTATTTTCATGGACTGTGATACAGATGCAACAGATATGAATGCTGTTAATATGACTCTCGATGATGTTAATGCGTTTTGTGACGCTGTGCGCGATTCTGATTTAAAAAATAAAAAACAATATTGTTTATTTAATATATAAGGAGGTAATTATGGAAAATTTTGAAACAATCTATCAAAACGAAAAAGAGTGGCTTGGTGAAGACAACACTCTAGGATTGGATATTTGGAAGAAGAAATACGCCGATGGTAGAACATACCAAGAATGGTTGTACGACGTGACTGGCGGAGATATACAATTGGCCAAACTCATCGAATCCAAGAAGTTCCTGTTCGGAGGTCGTATACTTGCAAACCGTAACAACGCGTCGATTACGTCTAAAAAGACATACAGCAATTGTTACGTAATTGCGCCGCCTGAAGACAATCTTGAATCCATCTTTAACACGGCTAAGAAACTCGCACGTACGTTCTCATACGGAGGTGGCTGTGGTATAGACCTTAGTAAGCTGTCGTTCAAAGGTGCTGCTATTCACAACGCTGCTAAATCAAGTAGTGGTGTAGTATCTTTCATGGAGCTTTATGATAAGACAACTGAAATAATCGGACAGAACGGACGTCGAGGAGCATTGATGATGTCACTATCGTCTAATCATCCTGATATTTTGGAATTCATTGACGTTAAACGTGACCTCAACAAAATCAACAATGCAAATTTGTCTGTACGAGTTGATGACGAGTTTATGCGTAAGGCGAAAGAAGACATTGATGAAGAGACCTACGAATTGATATTTAATCGTCCTATGTACGATTCCGTGACTAAGACCGAAAAAGACATGTCTGGCAAAAAGATAGACGCAAAAGCGTTGTTGATGAAGTTAAGTAAATATAATTGGGAAAACGGAGAGCCCGGAATATTATTCTGGGATAACATACGTCGAGGAGGCCTGCTTAGTAATGAACCCGGATTTAAATACGGTGGTGTTAATCCTTGCGCAGAAGAACCTCTTCCTTCTGGTGGAAGCTGTTTGCTTGGTGCTCTTAATCTGTCCGCGTTCTGTAAATGGAATAATGACTATAATAGGTATATCTTTGACTACCTCGACTTTATCGAAGCTATTGATATTTCTGTACGTGCATTAAATAATGTTTTGGATGAAGGTGTTGACTTGCATCCTCTGCGTGAACAGACGGAATCAGTAAAACGCTGGAGACAAATTGGGCTTGGCGTTATGGGATTCGCCGATGCTCTTATTAAGCTTGGGATAACTTATGGTAGTCCTGAATCTTTTATATTTATACAAGATATAGGTAGTATAATGGCGTATTACTCTCTCCTAACAAGTAATAAACTAGCCATAGAAAGTCCAAGTAAAAAAGTAGACTTGGATTATGAGGGGTTGTTAAATACTACTTATATTCGTAATTTACTCAAAAGTATTTCAGAAGGTGATACTATTTTTAATTTTATTAGAACCAAGCGATATGGTAAAAAACCTTCGGAAGATTTTTGCCAAAGTATATACAAATACGGATTAGCGAATTCGCAACTCCTAACGGTAGCTCCTACTGGTAGTATCTCAACCATGATTGACGTATCTGGTGGTATTGAGCCTTTGTTTGCTACACATTACAATCGTGTAACAAAAAGCCTTAATGGTGAAGATACGACGTATACAGTATATCCTAAAGTAATAAAAGATGTCATATCTAGTAAGTATGGAAAGTGTGTAGATGTTAGTGATATAGACTTCGCATCAGAAGAATCCATTATCACAGCACATGAGATTCCGTATTACCATAGGCTTAAAGTACAATCCATATGGCAGAAATTTATTGATGCTGCGATTAGCTCAACAGTAAATCTAAATGAGGACGCTACTCCTGATGATATTTATGATTTGTATATTACAGCATGGGAACTCGGTCTTAAAGGTGTGACAGTATTCAGGGACAATTGTTATAGAACAGCAATACTTACGACAAATGACAAGGAAGAAAAAGAAGAGAATGCTGATGTCGTTGAAGAACCGGTAGATGACACAAAGACAACTCTTAAGAGAGGCGAGGTAATTCCGATTAGTGATAATAGTTACGGTCTTAAAAAGACATTGACCACCGGTTGTGGTACGCTTCATTTGGAATCTTTTTATGACATTGACACTGGAGAATTACGGGAATGTTTCCTTTCGAAGGGTTCTACAGGAGGATGTAACTCGTTTATGGTAGCTGTATCTAGACTTATAAGTTTAGCAGCACGTGCAGGAGTTCCGTCGTATAAAATAATCGACCAACTTAAATCAGCTGGTACATGTCCTTCTTACGCGGTTAGACGAGCTACTACGAACGATGTATCTATTGGTTCGTCGTGTCCGTGCGCAGTTGGATATGCATTAGAAGAACTTGGGAAGATTGTTCCTGAAAACAATGATATTTGTAAGGATAACGAACCTATTAACGAAAATATTGAAATTTCTAGCCTAGGCTCAAAACTAATTGACACGTTCGATGAAGAACAGAGTCGAGAAAAACAGACCTTGATTATACCGTTACCGTTTAACAAAAGAACAAATCTTATGAAAACTGTTAAAGAGGCAAAAGAAAAACTTTGGTCGAATTTCGGCCCAACTATATTTGAAGAATGCCCTAAATGCGGAGAACACGCAGTATTTCGTACGAACGGTTGTATTACGTGCTCTAGTTGCGGGTATACAAAATGTGATTAGAAAGGAGGGTCGTGTTGTGACCTTAAATGATTTTTTAAACTTATTCTCAGATGATGAATGTGGTTTTGTTATTATTAATAACGTAAACGATAATCATAATATGATATTATCTAAGCATCAGGTAATAATGATGCATGAAGACAAACTTAATAATGTGATAAAACGTGTGTATCCATATGCATGGAATTGGGAGGTTATTTTCGAAATAAACGTATGAAATATAACACAAAACTAATCCTAGTAAATGGACATTATGAATTATATGTAAACGATAGGTTTTTTTGTTCTGGTGATACACCCAAAGAATGTTACGAGGAGTTAGAGAAAAATGAAGAAGAGAATTAGCATAGAAGAATGCTACGTTTTTATTAAATTCGTCAGTGAACATATGATAGATAATTTTAAACCTGATGATATTCCAGATAACTTTATAGCTTATACGGATTTACTCAGGGAAGCGGCTAATTATTTGAAAATAGCTATGACAGGTAGACTTCCTGAAGACAGGCTTGTTTATCATCAAAATACTGTAATTAAGTATCTGAAAATTTTGTATGATGTTATGCCAAAGAGTAGTGAAGATAGTAAGTATAACCCGGCAGATGTCGTGGAATCTAGTATTATGTGGCTTGAAGATTACTTCAATAAACATGACGACACTTGGTGTAGACGATGATAAATTAGCAAAAATCTCTGCCCACTTTTTGTGAAAAAAATGGGCATAAAAGTGGGCAAAAGTGGGCAAAAGTGGTAAATACTCATAAAATGTAATATTTATATTTAAAAATTATTGGGTTTTCTGCCCACTTTTGCCATTTTCTGCCCACTT